CCGCAGTGTGTCCGCCGCGCTCCAGAGACGCTTTTCAATGGCTTCAATGTGTTCGAGCTGGGCCATGCCTACGCTTCAGTACAAAGTCCAAAGACCCGCACTAAATCCAGGTTGGGGTGGTGGAGGGAACGCCGACCTACCGCAAAACAGTCTCAAAGCCCGCGCTCCTCGTAACTCCTTGATAATAAACGCTGAAGTCATCTCACACAACCACTTCCCGCCAACCCGGCCAGAGAAACGATTTTCTCCCCTGATTTCCCGGCACCGGACGAGGGTGACGGGTTTGCAGTAAAACCGGATACCTGGCGTCGAGCCGCTACAACTTCGAATCCGGTTTTCGGACGCCGGTTCGGTTCCCAAAACGGGAATCGAATTGGCCCGGGCATCACCCCTTCGGCGGATATGGATCGTTCCCGTGGCTGTCCTTATTCTGGATCTTCCCGTCCTTGCCGTGGATGTAGAACTCGGTGCCTTGGTTCTGGCTGATCTTGCGCCCCGCATCAACGGCCTCCTGCTTCTTATCGAAGTGGCCGCTGCTACGGGTCGCACCGTCTTTCTTGACGTCCCAGCCGCCGTCGGCGTTGGGCACGACATGATGTGATCCTGGTTTCTTTGGCATGGTCGCCTCCTGTTTACTTGTCTTGAGAAACACCTTAGCTATTCAGGCTGAATCATTTCGATCCGGGGGTCACGACTAATCAAATCAAAACGTCCGTCAGTCGCCCTTGTGAAAGCAAATCGGTAATCATCAGCAATGCGATCAAATGGCCATTTTTCGGATACTTTAACCGCCATCCTTTGGCGTCCATCAGGACTGCATAGGTACGTACTCTGATTGTAACTACGGACTACGATGGTATCAGCGTCGGGTATCTTCTCCAGCGTAAACCTGGGGAACGATGGGATATTGGCTGGTTCACTATCGAAATTGGACCAATGGAGATCTAGCCAAGCCTGAGTCCGCTCGCTGACCTGGCAGCGCAATGCCGCGATTGTGTCTGGATCACGAAGCTTTTTACGGACCATGGATGGTGAATTTCCAAGATCTATATCACATGAAGCTAGTTCCGTGGCAGACGCACGCGAACGTACTCCGGCAAGGAAGGCCCATGCGGCCTTTTCTGAAGGAACGCCAAGCTCAACCAAGAGTGCAATGGCCGCAAGAATCTCCGATAACTCTTCGTTTCCGATCTGTTTTAGCTGCTGTGCAGCGGCGTGGATCAGCCAAGGGAACTGAAAACCATAGGCTTCCTTGCACGCGTCATCTGCCTCATCGGTCAATTCAAGAATCTCACGCATCGGGCAGCCTGAAATCCAAGCTCCCCGAATCATGTCTAAAACATTCTTTTCAGGAAGATTGATAACAACACCTTTGGCATTCTCCCGCGCCCATTCTTCCAGCCATTCCAGAAATGCCAGCGTGGACTGAAGGTTTTTGTCTGCGTCACTTAAAAACTGCGCATATTGGAGAAATTGTTCACGATCCCTATACACGTTTGATGCGACAGAAACTGGAAGCCCTGATGCCACATACGCCTTTCTCTGGCTTGGCTCAGGTGTCATCTCAACTATTTTTTTAGCTCTTGCAGCAAGAAACCTGATCAACTCATCGGCATCAATTGAGAATGTACTGTTTGGGGCTTGGATGGCGGCCAATGAACTCCGGAAGACGGTGTCGGCCCACACTTCTGGGTTTTCCAAATTAGGATTAACTTCGGGATCTTCATGGAGAGCGAGAAGGCCATCGTCAATAAGGTCCATAATTTCAAGGCAACCGGCAGCGACTTGTTCACTCAGATTGGAAAAATCATTTTCAGCAACCATGGTCATGAGGTCTTCGAAGTCTATGCCAGCCCTTTCGGCGGCTTGATGGATAATTCCAAGTGCAAAGAGCAGACCGCTTTCAACGGGCTTGCTTTGGCTGACGTTGAAATAACCTGCTGCCAATTCTCGGTCCTGTCTGATCTGCCAATCTTCTCTTGTCTCATCGATGGCATAGAGAACTTTCCCCTCGCCATCAACAAAAGCTCGTCCGGCCGGAATGGCTCGCGATTTTTCACGCGTAACAGCGAACAAGGAGGAATTATGGGTAGAAGAAAATGCACACCAAAAACCGTTGAATGGCCGGCCGTCGACCTGGCCAACCAACTCGGCCCGTTCGGTCCGCTGGCGAAGTTACGGGCGATTCTTGCGCAGTATCCGGCCCCGGGAAACCCGGACTATGCTTACTTTCAGGGGTTCCTTGAAGGGCGCGAGCCCAAATATGCGGCAAGGTGCAAAAACATCACCGGCAAGTTGGTCCTTTTGAACTTCTTGAGCAGATACGGCAACGATAGGTGCTTCAACGCCCAGATGGAAGGTCGCCGTGATGGGCTTTTGATTCAGCTGGGGGAGTTCGACTGACGACAAAAAAAGGCCCTCGGACATCGCATGAGGGAAGGGTTCCGAGGGCCAAAGGATGAAAAAATTTTCAACGATTTATTACCATCCATAACGGTTAGGGTCAACTAATTTCTTAGTGTTCAGTAGCACACTACCGAAGCGGTCCTACCCGCCGGATTTTTTACGAGAACCAACGTGGCCAACCGCCACTCGCTGCCGTATGATCTGACCATCGGCGACCTGTTGTGGCAGGCGGGTCGACGATAGTTAAAACCTCTTTCTTCCCTCCCTTGTTCCACCCCTGGGTCGGTTGCGGGACACCTCCCCCGCAGCCGACCTTCTTTTTCTTCCGCCCCACCGTTAAGAGCTGGCTGCGAAATGGCAAGCGGAAACAGCCCTGGTGCATTAACCGCAAGGACGGTCGGCCCATGGCCTTCGTCGGCCTGTAGGAAGACCAGGACGGCTCACAAACACTCGAAACCTGCGTCATCCTCACCAGCGCCGCCAATGCCACCGTCGCCGCCCTGCATGATCGGATGCCGGCAATCCTGGAACCGGCCTATTTCGACCTCTGGCTCGACCCAGCGGAGTAGAACCATGACCGGGTCGCCCCGCTCCTTCGTCCCGCCGCCAACGATCTGTTCGACATGCGCCCGGTTTCCCGCTACGTCAACAAGCTAGCCAACGAAGGGCTGGAGGAAGACGCGGAGCTGTCGTCAGGTTTAAACTCAGAGCTGAACTGTACTGGCACTCTACTACCAGTAAAGAAACGGGGGGAATCCTCTCGCTTGAAATTCTCCTGTTCTTTATTTAATCTTTCTAGATTTAAGCTTTTCTACTCTTCCTTGTTTTTGATATGGGATATCATGCCGTACACAGATCATCACAATTTCTCTCGCTTTTATCCCGTATCTTTCTGCCAATTCTCGCGATTTATTCCAGTTGATAGGCGCATTTTTTCTTATATCATTAACAAGCTCTGGATTATCTAGCAAACAGTCGTGTTTGGTTTTTGAAGAAGCATTTCTAATAGATAAATAAAGTGTTACCAATAAGATAAAACCAAACAGAATATATTTTAAAAATTCTACAAAAGAATCCATATAAAACCCTAACGAAGATAGCTATTTGTGCTTATTTCATTCGACCAAATAAAGAAACTCAAATCTCGGAATTGGAGAGCGCCAAGATAGCCTAGAAAGGCGGTTACACCGTTCGCTTGACAGGCCCACAGCAGTGGAAAAAACTGATCGAATTATTCTGTGTGTAGCTAGGGTTCAAAGTCATTTTTTTATTTTTGCTTTAGCTTTTTCGTAACGGGCTATCCTGGGAATCCAATCCCCGGACCAACCTTCCGATTCGGCCTGTTTACAGATTTTTATTGCTTCATCATACTTGTTTTGCTTATCCAAAATAATTGCCAATTGTTTATAGCCAGTGTGTTCGGGCATGCGACCTTGTAATCTTTTGAAATTTTCAGCCGCACTATTGGCTATGCCTATCTGCTTCCGGCATGATTCTATGGCTTTTTTCATACTTTCTTTATTTTCTCTGTCAGAATAATAGAATCGAATCGAAGCGTCGTAGAAAAAGTGGCGATCGATCATATCATCTGAGTTTTCAAAAAGCTGATCCGATTTTTCATAAAATTTTTGAACTATACTCCTATTTTCCTTTATGAAATTATTTTGAAAACTCTGCGTAGCTATATTGGAAAGCATCTTCGGGATGGAGGCAGGAGACATGTCTATCGTACCAATATTATTCACAATAGTTTCACGCTCTCTCTCGCTAAACTCATCATTCCACCATTCCCTTAATCCACATTTATCGATAACTGATTCCATACCTTGTTTTTCCTCTGTAAAATTGATTGATTCTCCAATGATTCCTAGATCTCGAGATATCGCATTGAAACTTTTGCCACAACTAGCTTCAACTCGATTCATATAATCTTCAATTGTTTCATTTTCAGAACCTAAATCCGAGGCAAATACCTTTTTCAAATTTTCTAGAACGTTTGTTTTCAAATCAATGTCATATGTTTCAATGATCGCACTGAGTATCAATAGGATATTCAGCGGGCTCTTGTTTATACCATATTCGATGAATTCTTTTTTAGATGCTCTGAATAATACACTTCTCAACTCTTCACCGTGATCGTATAACAATGACTGAGCAAGAGAGTTCATCGAAGGTCTAAATCCGCGATTTTCTACAAGATCATTAGCGATTTGAAACATGTCTTTTTCTACATAATGACCATTCGTTCTCTGTAGATTATTGATAAATAATGAGTCAAGGAGATCGAGGAATGTGCCTCCACCTTCATCTCCTATGAATAAAATATCATCAAATTCTTTTTGTTCCTGTCTAAAAGTCGAGAGATCTGCCCCCAATTCAATCAATGTTGAATAAGCTGCATAAGATCCAGATTGTACAGCATATTTCAAAGGCACAGTACCTTCATCATCTCCGGCCAAAACTTTCTGATTCGGATCGGCTCCATATTTGATTAGAGTACGGATAACCTCTGCCTTTCCTTCTTGTGCGGCGTTGTGGATGGCAAAGAAGCCCTCATCATCACTTGATTGGCAAGAGAGACCTGCGGAAGCTAAAAGCTCGATCATTGAAGCAGCTACACTATCTTCTGCCTCCATCGCAGCCCTTTTTAAGATGTCGATGCCATGCATATCTCGCCAATGGATATCCGCACCTGCTTGAAGCAACATCTGTACTAACTCTCTATTCCCCTGCGCAGCTGCTATTCCTAATGCTGAGTAAAGAGTTTCTCCTGGCTTGATTGCGTTAACATCTGAACCAGCGTCAAGCAACATTTTTACCTTTTTAACGTCATTCGATTTTACAGCAAACATTAAGACACTGTAAATTTCACCAGGCCCTTCCGTCTTCGCCAAGACATCAGCTCCTGCTTTTATCAAGCTTTCCAATTGTTCGACTGTTCCAGAATCTGCAATGACCATTATGGGCGTGATCCCTTTAATTCCACCTCGATCACGGGTCTCATTGACTTGCTCTTTAGTCTTTTCTATATTAATAAGATCATCTAGTTGCCGTTCTTCAATCAAGCTCCATACTGGGTTATCTTCATTTTTTTCTATTATTGCATTAATGGAACCATTCTCAATCTTTTCATATAATTCTTCCTGGCTTGAAACACCATAGCTACTGATGAGAAAACGGCCAATCTCCTCTTCGTCCGGTTCTTCTCCATCAAGAACTGGAACTAATGTCCGGAATATCCAATAGCTAATATAAATTGGCGAAATCTTCCACTGCTCTAATAGTTTTATATAGATTTCTTGCTCTTCTTTTTCAAATTCACCATCAGCCTTAGCAACAAGTGCACAGACAAAGGAAATTATTTTTTGTATAAAATAATCGCTTATACGACCTGCATACTCCTTAATCAAATCATCAATCTTGCCATTTTGAATTGCTTCAAAATAATCTCTCTTCACATCATCTATTATTTTCGAGTCAGTAAATATATCTGAACCATCATGGACAATAGTAGTAGATTTTTTGGCAAATTTTAAAGCTGATTCAAAATCATAATTCTTCTCATATTCTTCTATAGCTTTCCTGTTTTTTAAGATATAGCGTGAAAAACTCTTCATTTCGCTAATTTTTACAATTTCTTCTTCTGACAATTTTCCATCACCAATCGCTACAAGGACGATGCAATATTGCATAGAGATAAGGTCATTTTCTATTTTTGACTTTTTCTTTTCTTTTGAATTTTGTTTTGGTGTGTCTTTTGATTTATCTTTTTTTTCTGATGCTAGAACATTATGGTTGTTAGAATCTCCAGTATTCTGATTTCCCATAACACTGTCGCTTTTATTGGATGAATTATCTTTAGATTTAATCTTATTATCTGATTTATTTTTTTTAACAATATTGTTTTCAGTATCATCAGAAGGAGTCGGCAGGACACCAAATTTTTGCAAAGCTTTTTCGTAAGCAGATCTTCTCTTATGCCTTATTGGATCATTTTTATAAACTTTGTCTACATTCTCTAGACAATACTCCAACATCTCTATCAATTCTTCCTTGTTTTTTTCATGGAGAGGGGCATCCATACATTCTTTGGATAGAGCGTCAATGCTCGCAAGGAATTTTTTTGATGGAAGTTCATCACATAGCTCCCCTTCAAAAACACAACAATTATCGAAAATCTTCCTAGATATCTCAGTATCACTGATAGAATATTTTTTTCTTATGCTCTCCATATCTTCATCTTTTTTTCGAGAATTAATCCACACAGTAACCCCAATAATCAATCCAAAACCAACAAGCCCAAAAACAACAAGATGAATCAATTCCATGGATTTGCTCCTTTCCCATAGGGACAACACATTTTATCTTCAGTTCAGAATCCGAGTTTAAAATCCGGCTCCATTATTCAGGCGTGTCTCCAGTACGGATAAACGTCGCCTCGAATGCTTTGCATGGGCGGTATTGCTGTAGTCGATTGGCGAAAGTGAAGGCATCGTTCATTTCGTAGTGTTGGAAGATATCGAGACCTCGATCCAGCGAGATTTTCCAGCCGTGATCGGTCACGATATGGCGGGCGTGGATCGTGCCGGTGCCGTCGAACTCCCAGGTGAAGTTCACGCCTACCGCGCTGGCGGACTCCTTCATCTTCTCGAAGTTGTCCTTCTGCTGTTCGCCTTTGAACTCGTCTTCCGTCGTCACCAGATGCACGGAGACCTCCTCATCCGGAGCCTTGTGCTTGACCACGGTCTCCAGGAACTCCATGAAGTTGCGCACCTGGTAGAACAGTCGGATGTACGGATCGGTGACTGTGATTGCGGTCGCGCCCTTGAGGTAGGGGCCGAGCAGCGTATCGAACGAAAGACCCTTCTGGTTCTCCTGGAATGTGAGGTGTTTTTCCTTGAGGACAGGCTCGGCCGGAGCCAGGGGTTCGGATGGACCTTGGGGCAAGTCCGGTTGCGCAGCTTCCAAGATTTCCCCGTCTTCGCCCTCGGCGATGGTCTTGTGGTAGTAGCCCGGGTATTCCTCTTCTTCGAGCGTGGTGACAGGCTTGGCCCGACCATCAGTGTCTTGATAGGTAAAGCGGACGTTGCCGTAGGTGGAATCGATTCGCATCAGTTGGTCTTTGACGCGCTTGCGGCCCTCAATCGCGAACCGCAGCAGCTCCTCGACCTCTTCCTCTGTCGCACCACCATGCGGGAAGAGGATCTTCATCAGACCGGAGAACGTCTTGTTGATGCCATCGCGGTCCCGCGTCGAGATATCGGAGGAGAGGGAGAAGTGTTCCTTGTAGCGGTCCGAGTAATCGTGATTGCGCAGCGAGCGAAGGATCTCGGCCAGGTAGTCCACCACGAAACCATAACCGTTGGAGAACATCTCGCCCCGGATGATGTCCACCTCCCAGCCGGGGATGTAGAAATGGATGCGGTCCAAAAACGCGGAGTCGTAGAATTTGTCGGGCAGCTCGCAAAAAAGGTCCGAGTGTTTGAGCATGTAGGGCACGGTGTGCTGAGTGTTGCCCACGAAAACCATGGAGGCCTCCGCGCCCAGCGTCTCGACGCCCCGCGAGAAGGACTTGTTGGCCATGTAGTTCTTCATGATGTCGACGAGGGCCTTGTCGACGCGTTTTTGCTTTCCGGCAAACTCGTCGAAGGCAACGCAATCCCAGTAGCCGACCAGGCCGATCTTTCCGGAAGAGTTGTTCACGAACAGCTTGGGAACCGTAACCTCGCCGCCGGAGATCAGGATGCCGTGAGGCGAGAACTCCGAGTAGATGTGCGATTTGCCGGTTCCCTTGGGGCCAAGTTCGATCAGGTTGTAGTTACGTTCGCAAAACGGGATCAGGCGGACCAGTTGGGTCAGCTTGCTGCGCTTGCCGAACATCTCCGGGTTGAAGCCGATGCTTTGCACCAGCAGGTCGATCCACTCGTCGGTGGTGAATTGTTTGCGGGCCTCAACATAGCCGTCGAAATCGAAATGGGAGAGCTGGATCGGCTTGAGGGTCGATAATATCCAGGGGCTGGCGCTTTTGTCTTCGGTAAACTCATATTCCAGATCAGCGATGCACCACACGCCGCCGACCAGGAGCTTGGGGTGTTTTTTTACCGTTCCGGAATCAACAAGAACCTCTTTTAGCCCTAAGTTGGAGAACTGCGCCTGATAGACATCCTTCTTGTCGTTCAGATCGACACTGACCTTGTCGATGACCTTGTAGCGCCCCTTTTCCTTGATGTTCGAGCGGACCAATCCGGCTTCATTCCGGTGCACATAATGCTTGGCAAGGATCTCCTTGACCGTCTCGATACCGGTCTGAATGGTCGGCTCATCGCTGGTGGCGCAATACTGGCCCAGCAAGTATTCCAGCACGTAGGAGGGAACGATGGCGTTGCCCTTGACCGTCTTGACGAGATCCTTGCGGACAACAAGTCCCGGGAAGTGTGTGTTGATTTTCTGGTCAAGTTCGTTCATCGGTCACCCGTCCTTTAAAAGTCGAAGTCGCTGGTAAATGAGCGCCGCATCAGGTAGCGGAGCGACTTGTATTCCTTGTAATGTGAAGTCCCGGCGTGTTTTTCCTCCAGCCGTAGAATGACCTCCTGGCCATTGGCCTCGTCGGCCTTGCGGGTCAGCACGAAGCGCACCTGCAGCTCCCGCTCCCGGGGGTTGTCCGAGCTCAGGTCGAAGGTCAGGTCGTGGCTGTCGGAGATCAGGTCGCCTGCCTCGGTGTAGATGCCAGCCCGCAGCACACGCGGCTGGATCTTGTCCGTCACAGGTCCGGCCTGGTACATGGTCACCGCCAGTTGCCCGGAGGTAATCACCGAGCTGGCTCCGCGCAGGATGTCCACCTCGACGGCAGTGACATCACTCTGGCGCTTCTTGTTGATCTTGAGCACCGGGATCACCACCTCCTGCAACGATGCGCCGCCATGCACAAAGCGGCTACCGGAGCCCTTCAGGCGCAGGCGGTTGATCGACTTGGGAATCTGCACCTCCACTTCACCGGCCAGGCCAAGTTGCTCGGGGGTGAACTTGTGCAGGCTGGATGCCTCGGCAAGCCCCTTGCCGAGCACGAAGCGGCGGTCCCGGAACAGAATCTGTTCACCCTCGGCATCGACTCCAGAAAAGTCGCTCTCGTCGATGGCGCGGTTCTGGTAGATGAAGCCATGGTCCGAGGTCACCAGCAAGTTGTTGGCGTTGGCACCGGTCAGCTTCTTGATCAGCCGAATCAGCTCCTGCAGGGTTTCTTCCACTGCCTCGAAAACCCGCTCCTCGGATTCCCGCTTGTCGCCGGTGGCGTCGATGCGGTTGTGGTAGACGTAGATCACGTCATGGTCGCGCACCAGCGCCCGGCAGTCGTCGCCCTTCATGGCCATCAGCTCGTCGGCCTTGCAGGCGGTAGCCCGTTGACTGATTGCCTGGCCAAGGATCTTGATGCGGTTGGCCGTTCCCTGGGAACTTTGGCCATCCACCAGCACGGTGCCGGTTTCGTTGTCGGCAATTGCCAGTGCCTTGTTGGGCAGAAGCGCCGCCATACCGAGCTGGGTGTAGCTGGGCAGCATCGAAAGCGCCGGTTCCAGTTCTGCGCTGTAACGATCCTCCTGGCGGATCAGGCTCAGCAACTCATCGCCGATCTCGTAGCGCATGGCGTCGGAGATGATCACGCAGACCTTGTTGTCCTTGCGCAGGAACGGCCGGACCCAGTGCTCGAAAAACTCCTTCTGCTTGCGTACTGGGAAGGCTTCCCACTTCGATGCCGCATCCACGAAGGTCTGGAAACGGTCGCCCAGCTTCAACAGGTAGTTGTTGGAGTAGAGGTTTTCGACCTGATCGGTCAGGCTGCCCATCAGCGACGCCTGTCCCGACATGCGCACATGGTAGGTGAACTTGCGGTAGAGCTGATCGAGCAGATACCAGAAACGGCTGTAGCGCTGCACGCCTTCGGCCAGACTGTCCATTTCGAGCTTGGCCTCGCCCAGGGCGTGGGTGAACTGGGCGGCGTAATCAATCGCCTCGTACAGATGCCGGTATTCGCGATACCAGTGGCCTTGCCGCCGCTGGCGAACCCAGATCGCCACGTCACCGCTGGAGGCCGTGCGGGCTGCCACCGCCCGCACCAGGTCGCTGATGATCTTCTGGTCGATCAGGCGGAAGTAATCCAGCTCGATCAACTCGCGGAAATCCCGCTTGGCCAGATCCTGCTCAATGCCGAGGACCTCGGCACACTCTCCCGAGAGGGTCTCGAAGCCGCCTTCGAACTGACGGCTATCCTTCCAGCGCTTGAGAAACACCAGGGCATCGCCGGTCAGTTTCACTTGGCCGTCGGTGCCCATGGCGTAGCACGACTTGAACAGCTCGATGGCGAAGTCGCGGATGCCCGGCTCGTCGGACTTGTAGCCATAGCAGCGGGTCATCTGTTCCCAGAGGAAGCAGTCCAGGCTGCACCGGCCTATCAGCTTGATCTTCTCATCCCGGCCGTCGGCCAGCTCCTGCAGCAGGTATTCCACCACCGCATCCATGCGCGGCTCGCTGCCGGTGCATACCGCCAGCATCTTCAGGCGAATCTGTCCGGCGGTGTCGTCCGCTTTCAGCAGCTTCTTGAGGGCGTCCTTGCGCTTGATCGCCTGAAAGAACTCCGCATGAGCCTGCACCACATCCGTGAACTCCAGGCCGAGCTCCAGTTCGGACAGCCAGATGGCCACCTGATCGGTGCGGAACTCGCCGTGGGCCAGTTGTACATCCAGCAGCCAGTTATCCAGATCGGCGGGCTGAGGGCCTTCTCGGTAGAGCAGGAATTTCTGTTCCGGTTGCTCCCGCAGGAGCTTGTACTTAATGCCGTACTCGTTGTTGATCAGTTCCAGCTTCTCTACGCCGGGAAGCTGAAGCGCCTCGAAATCGTCGCGCAACTCCTGCTTGGCGTCGTACCAGAAGACGATCCGGTGCCGGTCAAAGAGTTTGGTCAATGCTTGCGCTATTCGTGAACTCATAGCGCCCCCGATTTTTGATTTTTGATTGCTGATTTTTGATTGATTTGGGCAGAGCGTACCGATGACACGAAGATTGCCGTCAGCTCCTCAGCTTCCTGATACAAGGGCTGCACTTTTTCGACAGGTAGCAATTCACCTTTCATTACCAACTCCAACCAATAGCAGCATTCGTCTGCCTCTTCGACAACGATGCCCAATTTTGCAATGAACTCAGCTTTTGAACGACCACGACAGGCCGCTCGGTAATTCGCGCCAACAGACGTACCCGACCGAACCAACTGATTGCCAATGGCGCGTCCGGCGCTGGTCTGCGGTAATGCATCAACCAGTCGCATGATCCGCAGGCCAAACTGAAGCGTTCTATCCTTGAGCTGTCGTTCATCCATAAATCAAAAATCCTACTTCAAAAATCATCAATCGTCCTTTGCATCCAGGCCAACGATCTTCTTCAAGGCCGCGCCGAGTTTGGGGTAGTTGACCTTCACGCCGTCGTCGAGGTCGATCTCCACCTGCTCAGTGGCCAGCGGATACAGTACTTCGCGCTCGTACTCCTCCATCTCGGCGATCATCTTGGTGATTTTCTCGATCTCCTTCAGAGCCTTGGTCTTTTCGCCCTGGCTGCTGCTGGCGCTGATGCTGACCGCCTCCAGATGGTTCTTGTGCGAGGTGAGCTTGGTGCGGAACTCGCGCAGGTAGTCGTTGAGCACCACGCTGACCGTATCCGGGCGGTAGCGGTGCATGTAGATCAGCGCGTTGAAGCTGCCCTTGGGGCTGGAGAACAGCCAGTAGATGGGGCGCTTCTTGTAACGCTTCACATGGTCGGTATAGAACTCGCCGAGGAAGTAGTCACGGATGCTGTAGTTACGCTTGCCCTTGATGTTCAGTGCCTGTTCGACGAACTGGAGGTTGGCCTCGTAGTGCTCCTCGCCAAAGGCCACGCGCAGGAACTTGCGGAAGCGCTCGGCGATATCGTCGGTGAACCAGTCGCCGTCGAGCATAGGGATAACGTTATCTTCGTCGGGGACGAAGGATAAGTGGGAAGTTAAGTCAGTTTCGCTGTCAGGGCGTAGATCATGCGTTTGATTTCCTCGGCCAGGTTCAGGATTTGCTCCGCTTTCTCCTGCGGGAGGTAGCCCAGGCGTTGAGCGATCATCAGTTGGGTTTCCACTTCTGCTCGGGAACCCTGTGCTATCGACAGAAAGTTTTTGAACTCCGCCGTCGATTGACGCGCTTGCCCCTCCGCTATGTTCGATGGAATTGAAACTGCCGCCCTGCGGATCTGACTCGTCAGACCGTACAGTTCCTCCTTGGGAAAGTTTTTGGTCACTTGATAAATCAGCTCCACCAAATCCATCGCCTTCTGCCAAACAATCAGTTCCCGATAGTTTTTCACGCTCATTTTTTTGATACTCCTCTATCTTCTTACAGAAATCCTCAATGCTTTCTCCTTGATTTGCGAGAACGAGACCGGGCATATCGAGAGAATAACGGCCAAACATGCAGCCCACTGCATAACTCACCAGCTCCTTTACGGTATCTTGTAGAAGTCTGGCCTCCATATCTTCCCACTTCTCACTTCCCACTTCACACTCTTCCACGCCGTAGCGGTAGTGCGGGTTGCAGTTCAGGGTGATCTCGTTGAGCGGCACCTCGGGCGTCAGCTCATCCTGCAGACCGTAGGCCTCGATGAAGATGCGGTTGTTCTCCTCCTCCAGCCGCTGCATCTCCAACGTCATCTCCCGCCAGTGTGCGCGGAGCTTCTGGTAGGTAGCCTTCAGGGTTGGCTGCCGGTAGTCGGGATTCAGGAGCGGCAGGCTGGTGAAATCCCAGGATGTTTCAAAGGAATCCCAGTCGGACTGAGAAATGGATATACAGTTTGATATTTGCTCTGATAAGTTGCTTGATGTGGGAATAGAGACAGGGATTCTCTCCAAATCTCCAACTTGTGTTGAAACAGTTGGATTAAGCGCATCCAGAATGTAGGCTGTTAGGGGGGTGTTTAGAAGCCCTAACAACACCATGTTGTTAATTGCGCTATTTTCTTGGAAGACCATGGGCCCCTTATTGGAGTCAAAAACAAACCCACCTTTTACGTATCTAAAAGGAATGTTTTTGGAACTCATTCCGCTCCAGGTTATACCCTCTCGGAAATAAAATGACGGGTTACGAAACACTCCAGTTTTTTTTAGATAAGCTCCATTATCTTTCCAAAAAACAACGTTAACATTGTTGCCAAACCACCTTCTGCTTTCACCACCCTTGTTATAAGGAGTCCAAGAATACGAGTTCTCATTGCAGGTTTCTTTGGCGTCAATATTAAACTCAATGTCGTTAAAGTTTACCTCGCTCCAGATTTTGACGAATTTTTCGTTATCTCCAGTGGAAAGACCAGACTTAATCGATGCTAACGTCCTTAGAGGTGGCTTGGTTTCTAAAATCTTCAACACTTGATCAGAAACCCAATAAATTATTGGATTACCCGCAACACTCATAAATTGGGCCGTTGATGATTTGAACGGTTTCGATTTACGCTCGGAAAAAAGTCTCTTTTTTTCAGTCTCAGAGCTTCCATCAACCAACCGTAAAAAGAGGCCTTTGCCAACTTTTTTTGGAATGTTTTCCATTACGAAAGCTGTTGTTTGAACTACTTCTCCCCCAATACTATCAAAAGCATGTGGGCCTAAATGGCACATAGAGGTAATTGAGCAACTTCCCAATAAAGCGGATCGCAACTTTTCAAAATAGTTCAAGAACATCCAACTTTGCATGGTTATCATTGCGACAGCCCCACGCTTTTTAACAAGGTCAAGGTTACGCTCAATGAACATTCCAAATAGATCAGACTTACTGTTCGGGTAATTTTCCTTTACCCACGCCGCTAGTCGTCCATTCATTCCCTTACCACCCATATACGGCGGATTGGCAATCACCACATGGTATTTCGGGCTCAGGTAATCAGCCTGACGCAGGGCTTGCAGCACCTTTTGATGAGTCATGCTGATAAACAGCTGCCCGGAGACGTTTTTTGACTCCAGAATCCTGAGCATGCCGTCCACATCAGTGACATCCGGACGGATCAGAGAGCCGAAGTTGTCGGCCTCGTCGAACTGGCGTAGGATTGTTTGCAGCGACGCGGTGAACAGGTCGCGCCCGACAAAATCCATGTAGCTATTCAGTTCACCTGTGTCAAACTTGATATTTTCCAAAACGCAGGTATTGGGCTTGATTCCCTTGCTAAAGAAGCGTCGCTGTTTGGCACGCGCCTTCATGGTCAGCGCAAACGCAGCCAACTCCCCGGCGCGTTCGTCGATCTCGATGCCGTAGAGGTTATTCGTGAGGATCTTCTCCGGGATCTCGGCGGGCTCGTAGCCTTCCTCCTCGTAAATGGCATAGAGCAGGTCAAAGGCATAGGTGAGCATGTGGCCGGAGCCGCAGGCCGGGTCGCAGATCTTGATCTCCTCAGGCGAATTGACCACCAAGAAATCTTCTGAACCGCTAAAGGCGCCAAAATCGCTAAAGTTATTTACTTGTTCTTCTTTCGCGTCCTTCGCGTTTTTCGCGGTTAAATCCTCCTGCGGTTCGATGTAGTAATCCATGCGCTCTTTGAGCTTAGAATTTGGGCGGTTCAGCATCCATAAACGCCCCAACGAGTTCTCCACCAGGTAGCGCACGATCCAGTGCGGGGTAAAAAGCTGGGTGGCGGCCGGGATGTTCTCGGGCGCGATCTTCTTGTTCTTCTTCAGGCCGTCGAACACCTCGTCCTTCTTCTCGGAGATGTAGAACTGGTAGAGCCAGCCAATCACCTCGACATCCTCGCAGGCATCCGGCGTCATCGCCTCGCGGGTGTAGGCGAGGATGGAGTTGCCCGAGAGCAGGTCGTCGGGCATGAGCAATTCGGTGTAGTCATCGATGCGCTGGAACAGGAACGGCATGGCCTTGTTCCAGAAGTTGCAGGCCGCCACCACCAGCAGCCGGTAGGCCTCACCCTGCGGGTCGCGGCTGGGCGCTTTGCCGTCGAGCAGGGCGAAGATCTGCTGCCGGACTTTGTCGTGGACCATCTCTTCGTCTATGTGCCCCATCTTGGCCTCAGCCAGAATCTCGGGCTGGAATTGCCCCTCGGAGGGAGACACCACGCCGATGCGGGTGTAGCGGTTCACGTCCATAAAACGCAGGGCGCAGAAGCGGTTGAACCAGATGTAGGCCACTCGCTCGATGACCTGTTCCTTGCCATGCCCCTTGATCGCCTCTTCAAGCTTCTTGATGGCATCGGTGCTTTCCCGGCGTGCGGCGCTGTTTTCAGCGAGCACCAGTTTCAGCTTGGCGGAGACCTGCTCCAGCAGAGTGCGCCGGGCGAATTGGGCGAATTTTTTTAGTTTTGCGGTTTCCATTAGATTTGAATCCTTTTTCCTTTGCGGATTTCATCCAGCAGCGCCTCGCGCATGGATTCCAGGTAGCGTTCCACGTCGGTCTCGTCGGCCAGCCAGGCTTTGTCGAAAGAGACCTTCACCGAACGGCTGGGCACGTACTCAATGCGCGGTTCCGGTTTGGCCGGTGGCGTGGGCTTCGTACCTGCATCCGGCGTGGCAGTTTTACCGGGTTCCGGCGCAGGCTCGGGTGCCGGTGCCGGTTGCGCCCAGGAGGTCATCTGCGAAAGCAGCCGCTGGTAGTCGCTTTCCTCAAACCGGCGCAGGGTGTCGCGGATGACGGCGATCAGCTTCTGGCGCTCTATGCCTGAGTCGAATTCGTTGAACGGGCGGGTGACCTGCTCCTGCTGTTCGCCGCTCAGTGCGCTGAATTCGGCCATGCCGCAGAGGCGACCTTTCAGGGCGGCGACCGTTTCCTTGGCCTTGACAATCTCGGCCTCAATCTGGGCAGTAACCTTCCCCTGCAGGGTTTCGACTTGCGTCTTCACCTGCTGCATGCGGTTGCCCTTGAAACACTCCGGATCGGTCAAGCTGGCGACCACCTGAGCGGTTTCGTCGCCATCGATGTAGGCGAAGTTGGGCTCCTGAGTTTGAACAAACTTGCAGGCGTTATCGAAAATGCCTTTCTGCGGGCCGCTCATAAACTTCCGGACAGGATCGATGACGCTTTCCTTCATATCGAGCAATGCATCTTCTTGGCGGGTGAGTTCGGTCAGGTACCAGGTATAGGGCTTGCCGGTCAGCTCCTTGAGTTTCTCAAGCACCGGCGTCAGAGCACTCAAGAAGGGATAGTGGGATGCCTGGGCAGCCAGCGGGGTAAGCTGATGCATAAGTTCCTGGAGCGCGGTGCCGGTCTCCTTGCCGAGCGCCTTCGCTTCACTGGCGTGGGGCGGGGCATCAAAGAAGTCCTCAAAGAACTCCTTGAGGGCGCGGACCTGAGACGCGGTAAATTCGACCTGGGGTTCCAGCACCACATTGCCGTGGCCATGGGTGTTGCGTAGCGCCCGCTCCAGCTCGTCATCTTCCAGCAGGTTGCCGTCGGTGCGAACCTCGACCTTGCCGCGAGCGCATAGATTGGCCAGGGTGCAAAGAACGGCGGCGTAGTACCAGCCGTAGGGTTTGCGCTCGAATTTCTCCAGCAGGTTCTTCAGCGTGGTACGCACGCCACCCCGATTGTTGCTCTGGATGAACGCCAGAAGCTCCTGCTCGGACTCGGCCAGGGAGGTGGCATCGTTGCCGAACAGCCCCTGCTGTGAATGCTTGAGGCATTGGGCGATGTCGTTTTCGGTGTAGGTGATGCCGCGCAGCATGCGAAGGTTCGGATATGCGCGGGAGATGAGTTCGTGGAATCCACGCAGCACTCGGGTCTGCGCATCCTCGGAACCGATTTCGATGTCGGCACCTGCCACGAACAGCTTGGCCTTGCCCATCAGGCTTTGAACGCGCTGTTGCAGCTCGGCATACCGTTCCCGGTTCTGGAAGCCCTTGTCGGTCAGGATGCGTTTGACCGCCTCTTGTTGCGTGATCGAGATGTTCTGGCGGATGTATTTCTCCGTCCGCTTGTACATGAGGATGTCGCGAACGAGGCGTTCATCCGCAGGCATCAGAACCAGCAGCTCGTCCCGACCCATGCTCTGCATCCGCAGAATGGACTCGCTTTCGGCGTTTTCATGGAACGGACTGATGACATGAATGGCCAGTTCGTACTCGCGCCCGTGCAAACGGTCATCGAGCTTTCTGGAGAAAAGGTAATCCTGGCCATTCTCGTCGTAACGAATCTTCCGTTGCTTGATGACGTGGTCGAAAACAATCTTCTCAAGTTCGGCGGCAACATCCGATGATTCCACCTCGGTGTTCTTGATTTCCTGCTCGACGTCTTTTTCCTCGTCGGTCAGGTATTCGTAGAGCTCGCCATTGCGCTGCACGTAGGTCTGCTGTTCAAGGAGGCTGAGGGCTTCTTCGACCCGTTTCCGCAGCGCGGGCAGATCCTGATTGAAGCCGTCCAGCATCAGGACGCACAGGTTGCGAAGAGTCGGCTTGAACTCCTTGACGTATTTGACCAGGAAGAGCGTTTTCAACAGCCGGATCGCGAAAGGGCCATCAAGGTGGTTTTCTGCCTGGATGATGGCTCGCTGGATATTGGATTTCAGCGCGGTGCGAATCCCCTCGAACATCAAGTCGAAGGTCGCCAACTGACCGATTTCATGATCCCCGATCTGGATCGCCACCTGCTGGAACACACCCAGCATGGAACGTTCGCCCACCGAGCTGTGCTTGCCCTCAAAGGCGCTATGCTGAGATAGATTCTGAATGGCCGACTGGAACAGAGCGAACTGGTACGGAATAAACGGATAGCTGTGAATGAAGTGCTCCCGATCCTGATAGTTCCGGTAGGTTTGCGAGCCGTCGGCAAAGTCGAACAGGGTCTTAAAATTGTTGGACTGCGCGTGATAAATGTCCGACAGCAGACGAACGCCTTCTTCGGTTTTCATGAGCAGACGCTTCTGGATAACCTCCGCCACATCGGCGCTGGTCAGCTTCATGCGATTGGCGAACCGGGCCTGGATTTTCGAGAAGTCGTTGCCTTGCTGTTTGCCCATCTCACCGACAACCGTCCCCATGTCCTCCTGGGCGGTCACGATGACCCATGCGCGGCCTCGGCATTTGGTGGCCATGCTCTCGGCGATGGTCTGGAGGTTTGTCATCAGCTTGACGTTTTCAGCGATGTACTGACCGACCTCATCGACAAAGAAGTTCAGACGGAAATCAGGCGATTGCCGCTCGATATAGGCATGCACCTGTTCGGCAAAATCCTCGATGGAGACACGGTACTGGCTGCGGTATTTATCGAGTATCCCCATGGCCGATGCCTCGTCGCCACCGGTTGCCTGGGCATAGGCTTTGGCAATGTTTTTCGCTTCAAGCAGGGCCTGCTCGCGGCCCTTTTGCCATGTTCTGCCCGCTGAGGATTCATAGGCCGATTTGAACTGTTCGTAGAGGCCACGGCTGTCGAGGTCGCGCTCAAACTGGGCGATGTGCCCCTGCTTGCCGTAGTAACCGCACATCTCGTCAAAGACCTTGACGAAGACTGCGAGGAGCGCATCGATCTGGGTCTTGCTGATGACGTCCGCTTTCTGGTCGATGTTGAACAGAATGCTTTTCGACGGAATGGCGACGGCTCGTTTGAGATCACCGCGCAGGATTTCGTTGTCGCCACACTTGGGCAGGAACAAGTCAAGTGCGGAGGCCCCGTCGATCTGCCGGTTTTCGAGCAAGAGCGCGAGCATCTTCAACAGGTGGGATTTACCTGAACCGAAGAAGCCGGAAACCCAAACACCATTGGCACCTTCATAGTTGTTGTAGGCGTCCAGAAAGGATTCAAGCCGCTTCTCGACTTCGTTGGTCAGTACGTATTCTTCAATCTCGAGGCGAAGGCTGGCTTCATCGTCAGCTTTGATGACCCCTTCAATCGGGCGGTCAACTGGCTTATTAAAAATGGTCTTAAGAGTCATCACGCTTCCCTCGTTTATGCTTCGCAGTGAAAGATGTTGAACGCCCGGTAGTACTTGTCGTCATGCAGCCTTCCGAAGAGATCGAGCGATGCTCCGGACTCCAGGGAGTGGGTGTAGGCTCCCGGGAAAAACATGACGGTCGGCTTTTCTTTCGCCGTGCTCTGCAAATTGTTCAAAACGTTGTGCGAGCGGATGTAGGGGAACACCTCGCCAACGCCGGACAGAAAAAGAACCTCGAAATCCGTGCTTGCCAGCTTGGCCGCAATGGCCGGAACAAGATGCGCTTCGGGGTCTAGCACGCCTTGCAATAACTCTTTGAGCTGCTCTTTGGAGACAGAATCCTCCATCTCGACAATCTGGTCCCAGATGTCACGTTCTTTGAGGATTTCTATCGAAAGGTCGTACAGATTGATCTCCAGAATCCGAACACCAGCCTGCTCAAGGCGATTGACCAGCTGACGCTGGAGCCGCTCCATTTCAACAGACTCTTCCGGCTTGAAGGGGCAGATGAAAAATGGAACCTCGTTACCGAGACCTTGCTTGTTGAGAAAACGCTGGCCTGAGATCACAGCAAAGAGATGCTGAAATCTGTCCTGCATTGGCATTCTGGCTATATCTGCTGTCACCGCTTCATCCCCTTCAGATCGGATTCAAATGCAGGGAAGTGCAAAACATCCCTGTGGCTGCCTTGATGGATCAGATCCAATAGTCTCGGACTGAGCATGGCAGCGTGGATCATGTTGTTGGTCGTTAGGAGATCGGCCTCGCGAAGCATCTTGAACAGGACCTGCCTTAATTTGCCTCGTGTCGCCGGGGTGATCTCATCCAGTTCCAAATGCCACTCGGATTTCCGGTTGAAGAAGGAATCAAAATCCTCGTGGGTCAGATCGCTTTTCAATGTGATGTAGCGCTCTCGAAGCACTTCGACGGCAAAATCAGCTATGAATCTGTACCGGCGGCAAACGGCGAGCCACAGGAGATAGGCCTGCTCTTGGTGGCTGCCCTCAACAAGGAATTCAAGTTCGCCTGGGCTCAGCGTTCTAAGCCGAGAGATGACCTCGCGGCAGACACGTTTGAGCGTATTCAGCGTTCTGGTCTGTAGTAAGTTTTCTGCGATGACTTTGTCTCGAACAGCGTTCCAGTCGCCAAGATCAAGATACAGCGCGGCCAGCTCCACCGATTCACGGTGAAAAAGACTGCCCGTTGTAAATGACATGCTGTACCTATCGTTACTCATTCTTGGTCAGGATTCCTTTTTATAGTGTTCGGCAGCGCCACCGGCCTTCACCCATTCGTCCACCTCATCCTTCTTGAACTTCCAGAGGCGGCCCATGCGATGCGCGGGCATTTCATGTTTATCAATCCACTTGTACACGGTGTCATTGCTGACCCCGAGGTACTTGCAGATCTCACTTATCGATAACCAGCGGTCTTCCATCTCGGCCATTTCTCAAGCTCCTCGTGGGCGATTGGGGTTAAGCCATGCGCTCGCCAGAGGCGAAGTAAGGGAAAACAGACGGAGTTCTCCCAATCAAATCACTTGAAAATATACGAATTGGCCGTCGGATGTCAAACGATCTTTACCGATTAAAGCCGATTATTTGCTAACAAGGTCGATGCCAGACGCCTGATCCGAGCCTGATCCCGGTGTCAATGCGGGGCATCCAGTAGGTCCAGGCTGGAACCGAAGTGCGCCCGTACAGCACCGCCACAATCACCCGCTGGTACATGCTGTGCCCGCCAGGCCGGAATCCTTCCAGCCGGTCGATGGGCGGCAAGTCGCGTTGCGGGTCGGTGAAGGTCACCAGTTCCCCATGGATCAGATCCCAATCGCCGGTCGGTCGGCCGAAGCGTGGTGTGCCGATATCCTCCTGCCTGCGGGCGTCGGCCAGTGGATCGGCGGTGCCCTGAGACAGGATCAGCCCTTCCGGCACCTCGAGGGCCGGGAACCCGGCGTGGAGATGGTAGAGCCTGCCCCAGACCACGGCTGGTTCGATGCTGCGGGCCTGGGCGCAGAAGCGTTGATGGTTCCAGTAGCCCCGTTTCAGGGTGCCGTAGACGAAGAGTCGGAGGATGGTCTCGGGACTGTCTTCCGGGTTTGTGTTCAGCTTCGCGGTGTCTCCAATGTTCATGCATTCACTCCTTCGGGCAGTGTCCCTTTGCGCTCCTGGGGTATGAAGCGGAATTCGCTGTTTTCGATAGCCCGCACATCCTCGTGGCGGATGGTGAGCATGGTCATGGGCGGAACCTCCAGCTCGCGCCAGCCCTTCTCGTTGACCACGGCAAAGTCAATAAAGGCGTCGTCCGAGGCGTAGAGCACCACCCGGTGCTGGCGGTGGATGCGCAGGCAGAGTGGCTTGTTGCCCTTGAGCACGGTGATGGTGCCGGGGTCGAGGCGTGAGGTCAGCACGGCGCTCATTTGGCCGCGACAGAGGGCAAGCGCCTTCTTCAGCCCCTCCTGGTCGATGGGGCCTTCTGGCGCGAAGCGGTCGGCCAGACGGAAGATCAGCTCGCTGTCCACCTCTGCGTAGCGCGGCAGCCTAAGGCGGCGGAACAGATAATCGGCGTTGTAGATGGTGCCGTTGTGAGTGCCGATGACGATCCCGGCCCGGATGGGATGGTTGTTGCGGTTGTTGAGCTCGTTGCCCCGGGTGCGCCAGCGGGTATGTCCCATGAGGATGGTGGTCTCGTTGTCGACCTGTCCGAGCAGCTCCTGGAACGGCTTCTCGTAGACCAGCTCGTGCGCCCGCATTGGCCGCTTGAAGATGCGGTGGCTGCCGTCTGTCTTGAGCCAGGCGAGACCGGAGGCGTGCGGGCCGCGCTCCTCGCTGTGCAGCAGCATGCGGATGAAGAGCTCGCACAGGTAATCCCGCTCGTCGGGCCTCCTGCGCTTGCGGCCGAAGATGATGCCTACTTGTCCGCACATGGAGCCGGGTCCTCCTTGCCGCCGAAGTTCTTGCCGAGCGGTCTCGTCCCCTCGAGGACGAAGGCCGCGTATTCGCGCCGGTGGTCAGCCAGCCACTCGGCCACCTCCGGGTAGCCCATCTCGGCGATCAGCCGGGTCACCTCCGGGTGATCGAGCATGTTGGTGCGCCCGGAGAGCCGCACCGTCTCCAGGGCTTCGAGGAAGCGTTCCGGCCAGGGATCGCTGGCCTTGTCGTCAGGCAGGAACTCGATCAGGCCGTGCCGCGCCAGACGGGTCAGAAACTCGGCGGCCGCAGCGGCGGCATCCTCCGGCAATGGCTGGGTCGGCCCGCCTTCGATGCCGGAGAGCACCTCGGTCATGTAATCCCGGGGCGCTCGGCTGGCGGTGAACGGCGTCTGGCCGCGCATCAGCTCGACCACCTCAAGGCAGTCAGCGGCCTGGATGGTTTCCCCGCTACCGGGGATCGGTTCGCCGTCCAACGTGGTGGAGCGGATCAGAATCTTCATGGGGCACCTCCTTAAACAGTGAGGCCGGGAACTTGCCCGGCCTCGTTGGTGAGAGTGGTGGTTGTTTCGTTCGGGAGGACGTCCTCCGGTTTGGGCCGTCCGTTCTTGAAGGCGGCGTCGCCCGGCATGTTGGCCATCAGATGCTTGCGGGCGGTCTTGAACTCGTCGCCGATCAGGCCGAGGTGGAGCAGGAAGACCCGGAAGTCGTACTTGGCGCTTTGTGGGTCGAAGTCCCGCTTGCGGCTGGAGGCGGCCCGGCCGTTGAGCGCCTTGGCGGCGACGGCGAGGCAGAATTGCAGGTAGGCCTTGATCCGCCCCGCGTGGAGGGTCGCCTCGAACCAGCGGAACTCCACCGTGCCCCGGTACCAGACGTTGTGCAGGTTGACTCCGTGGTAGCGGCTGTTGTCGTAGTGCTGGGGCTGGCGGTTGTGGTAGCCGTACCAGATGCGGTTGAGCTGGTCCTTGGTGCGGGGGCGATGCTGTTCGATGCGCTGGATCAGCTCGTCGCTGACCGGCCGGGTGTAGCGGTTGAGACGGTCGCGGCTGATGCCGAGGGCGTGGAGGATCAGCGGCTCCTGCTTGTAGATGATCTTGGCCAGGTTACCCAGGTGTCTGCCGTCGAAGGGCGCGGCGTCGATATGGATGTGAATGCCGCACTGGCTGTTGATCTTGCCTCCGGCGCGGCGGATGCCCCGGACCACCTCCTGCAGTTGCGGGATGTCGTCGTAGCCGAGCACCGGGCTGACCACCTCGGCCCGCAGATGAGCCGGGACGCTGGTCAGGGAGGCGTCCCCCACCACCTTCCAGACGCGGCCGCGCAGGTCCTCGACCTCCCAGGGGTCGTAGCTGCTGGGGATGCCGACATGGCGGACCGTGCCGCCTACCACCGAGTGGATGGCCCAGGCGATCTGCTCCCGGGTGCGTTTTACGGTCTCGATCTCGATCCCGTAGTGGATCTCTTTCAGGTTCATGCGTGCCTCCGTCGTTCGTGGCGCTTATAAGTCGTTGTCTGGAAAGGCTTTTCAGCCTCCGATTACACCATGAATGAATGCTTCTTTCCGGACACAAATCAAGTAGAAGAACAGCCGAAGACGACATTTAACACGTTTATTTTCAATAACTTGCGAGCTTGGACGGATTGGGCGGCGCACAGGCGGCAGAAACCCCGGAACGGGCTGGCCGTATCCGGGGTTTCTGGGTTGGCGGTGGCAGTGAGCCGGTCAGCCGGAGGCGGTATCGGAGGTGATCAGGCTGGCGTGCAGCTCGAGGTTGCGCGACTCATCGGCCCGCATCCGCGCCAGCAGCGCCGTGAAGGCCTCCGCTTCGTCGGTCGGGAGCTTTGATGCCCGTTCCAGCCGCGCCAGGCGCTGGTGCAGATTCTCCAGCAGTCCCAGGGCGTGGTCGCGGATCAGGCCGTCGCGCTTCTCCTGCGGCGTGGGGATGAACTCGGTCAGGCCGCCTTTGCGTCGAACGATCATGGCCGTGCCTCCTTAGCTCAGGGTCGCGCCCAGCGAATGGATGCGCGGGTAGATCAGCGGCGTGCCGGTCATCTCGGCCTTGTAACGGACCTTGTTCCCGGTGTTGTCGGTGAAGGTTCGCACCAGGGTGTACTCGGTCCAGTTCTCGTCGATGGGCCGGGTGTCCTGGATGGTCATCGCCTCCCAGGTCAGGCCGCCGTCGTTGCTGGCGAACCATTGCAGGGTGGTGCCGCTGGGAATTTGCATCTGCACATAGGCCTTGGTCGATTCCACTCCCTGGGTCAGCTCGTTCTCGCGGGTCAGGTAGGCCCCGGTGGTCTTGTTGAGGTAGCCCACCAGGTTGACGTCGCGGAAGTTGATGGCCGGGGTGTCGTTGGAGAGCGAACTGCTTAAGCGCACGCGGATCTGGACCCGGGTGGCGAGGTTGGGCAACCGTTCCTCCTCGGCGGGAACCATGGCGTCCCAGGTCACACCACCGTCGGTGGAGTATTCCCAGTCGAGGCCGGTGCCCTGGGGGATGGCCGAGTATTCGTCGAGGTTGATGTCGGAGAACTGCACGCCGGTGATCGGCTGGAAGCGGATCATCCCCTCGGACTGAAAGTTGTAGCCGTAGATCTTCATCGCCAGGTCGGAGCCGTTGAGCGGCGTCCAGGTTTCGGCGTTGGAGCTCTCCAGCAGCACACCCTCCATGTAGGTCTGCCGGGTGATAATGCCCCAGCGCCCCATCTTGCCGAGGGTGGCGGTGCGGACCTTGTAATTGGTGCTGTTGGTCAGTAGCACCACGGCATAGCTGGTGTTGGCCTCGGCGTAGAACGGGTCGTCGAAGCGAATGCGGGTCTCGCCGCTCAGGCTGATCTCGTTCGGGGCCAGTACCTTCTCGGCGAACACCACGCCGTTGGGCAGCCCGGTGGTGACGCCGCGAATCTGCACCGTGACCGGGATGCTCGGGTCTCTGGCGGTGAACTGCAGCCCGATGCTGGAGATCACCTGGTTCCTGGTGAAGCTGAAGGTCTGAGCCAGCGGGTCACGGGGCACGAAGATGGTCTGGGTGCGCCAGACCACCTGCACCACGGGCACGCGGATGATGCGGTTCTCGATGATGCGCTCGATACGGGTGATGACCAGCGGATCGTTGATCTGCAGGCTGGCCCGGGCCGAATAGACGCCGTCGGCCATCTCCACGATACGGTTGCCGTTGCGGGCGTTGGTCGGAATGGTGAAGGAGGCGCTGACCCGACCGGCCTCGTCGCTGATCAGGTTACTGGCCATCACCTGGCCGTCGCAGCGCAGCACGATGCCGGATTTGCTCGGGGTGAAGTTGATGCCGGTGACGGCGATGCCGGTCTGGCCGCGCCGCCCGAGGTTGGGCGTGATCTGCAGCATGGCCGGGGGCTTGTCGAACACCGCGTAGGGGTTGATGTTGCGCTCCTCGGACCAGTCGTTCTGCTCCACCAGCACGGTCTCGTTGCCAGGCAGCAGCGCCAGGCTGCCGAAGAAGCTCGCGTTGCTGCCCGCCTGATCGACCGAGAGCACGGTGGAGTGCGGAATGCGGTCCGGCGCGACGAAGCGGGCGATCTCGTTCACCCGGGCGTCCCATTCGGCGTGGTAGATGTCCGACTGGGCGGTGTTCGAGAAGTCGTCCGAGTAGATGCCTTTCTTGGTCTGGGCGTCCCGGTTCTGCAGCTCGTTGTTCATCTGGTACTGGGCATCGTTGTACTTCAGGTCCTCGACGTCCTGGATGATGTCGTGGATCTGGTCCATGGTGATGCGGGTCAGGCCGAAGTTGCGGATCTCCATGTCGGTGGAGTTGGGCGGGCAGTCGATGCTGCACAGCCCCAGGGCGTTTTCCGGCACGATGGGCAGCTTCGGGAAATCCGCCGGTGCCCCTTCGAGCCGCTTGATCTCGGTGGTGGTGGCGTAAACGATGTCACGGCGGCCGAGGTAATAGTCGTAGTCCAGGCTGCAGTTGGAACCGTTCACCGGCTGGTCGCCGAGGCTGCCGCGCCCGAAGTTGATCACGTTGAGGTTGCCCAGCTCGAGCTGGACCGGCGACATGGTGAGTCCGGCCGTGTTGGTGGCCGGAGGCGAAGCGGTGCCGATCTCCTCGACGCCGTCGTCAACGTAGGAGAGCGCCTCGCTGCCCAGCTCCATCAGGCGCTTGTAGTCGGTGCGTGCGCCGTTGGTGGCGGCCCGGTAGACGCGATAGCCGGTCGCGCCGCTGACCGGCAGCCAGGAGAGCTTGTTCATCTCCCCGGCGGTGGTGGCCCGGGCAATGACCGCAGCGGCGTTGAAGGCCGTCTCGCCGGTGGCGTTGTAGGCGGTCACCACATAGAAGTAGTTTCCGGCTGCCGGATGGTTGGCCTGTCCGAACCAGCCGCTGTCCACGTAGTCGGTGCCCTTGACCATCTGTTTGGTGTAGGTCCAGCGCACCGTGTAGGTGGTGCCGATGGCCGGTTCGTTGCCGGAACCGAGCCAGTCGACATGGTTGCCCGACTGCTGCCAGTCCACGCCCTCCTGGAAGATGGTCGCTCCCTGGCTGACCTCGAGGATGTCCACCACCGGATTGGGATCGAGCAGGTCTTCACCGCCGCCCACCGAGCCGCGTGTGACGTTGCGGGTGATCTCGACGATGGCCTCCACCTGGGTCGTCTCCTTGAGCGGTGTAGAGTTGACCGGATAGCGGCGCTTGTTGATGTCGAAGGTCTTCTGCTCGCCGCGCACCGACTTGGTGGCGATGGATTTGGGCACCAGGGTCGAGGTGGGCAGATCGCGCTGATGCCGGAAGCCCTGGATATAGGCGCGTCCGGCGTTGGTGATCGCCTCCACGCTGTCGTCGTCGACGCCCCCGATAAAGGTGTCGAAACCCCGCACCAGATAGCTTCCGGCCTGGTCGAAGGTGCGCTCGGCCAGGTTCTGAATCAGGGAATTGAGCCCCTCGGCGGCGGCGAAGGAGAGCTGGTCCTCGGTGATCGAGGAGACGGTGATCCGGCTGCCCGGCAGCGTACCCAGCAGATCCCGCAGGTAGAGGTTGGACTTCTCCTGCACCGTGGGCGTGACGTCTCCGCTCTCGCGGTCGAACTTGTAGATCGGGATCACCCGGCGCTCGGCCACGTTGTTGGGCAGCGTCTGGCCGCTGGTGTCCGTCGCCTTGAGGGAGAGAACCCATTTTTCCCGTTCGGCGGTGGGCTCGCCGGTGGCCGGATTGATCAGGGCCGGGTCCTGGGTGTAGCCGTAGCTGTACTTCAGCAGCTCCACATAAACGTAATCGGCTCCGCTGGTGGTGGCCGGGTCATAGGTCAGGGTCGCGCCGCTCACCTGTTCCAGATGGCCGTCGATGTAGACCACGCCCGGGGCCAGGGTCAGGACGTTGGCGGCCGCGCTGACCTCCAGACCCATGATGATGGAGCCTTCCTTGAACAGGATGTCGGCGATCTTGCGCCGCTCCAGATTGATGATGTCCTGCTGCTCGTTGAGTTCGGAATCCAGCAGGTCGCGATCCTGATGGTAGCGGATGCGCTTGTAGTTCTTGGTCGGGTCGAATGTCTCGCGTGAGATGCTCATGTTTGAATCCTCCAGTTAGATCTTGATGATCCCGACCAGCTCCACGCGGGTGTCGGAAATCTTGTTGAAGTCGGGAATGTTCTTCACCTCGTACAGGTAGCCCGGGCGCAGCACCTCGCCGGTCGGGTTGGTGTCCTGATGGAACACGCCGCCCATGGCGAGATCCTCGGTGACGCTTTGCACGTACTGCACGTCGCCGCCGAAGAAGCCGTATTCGCGGATAGTGATGCCGTTGGCCTCGGCCTCGTCGAAGCGGAAGAAAACGCCGATGGTGTTGGTCTCCTCGCCGGTTTCCAGGTAGCGCACGCCGTTGACCAGCAGCGCCCCTTCGGCGTCCTCCTTGAGAAAGGTCCGCTTGTAGTAGCGCTTGCGGGCGCGTTCGTTTCTGAGCCCGGTCTGGCCGATATCCGGCGCGGGCGGATTCTGCGGGTCGGTAAAGCTGGCATCCCCGTCGCCGATGGCGCAGTGGGTGATGCCGTCCACGGCCTGGCCGAGGAGGAGTTTGGCCGTCAGTATCCGGCCGGTTTTGACGATGAGTCCCAGTGCCATTGCTGTTCTCCTTTAGGTCTGAATTTCGTGGTCTTGATCGATGAGCACCGCGAACAGAATCTGGCGCGTGTCGGCCAGCAGCCCGGCCGGGATCGCAATGCGCTGAACGGTGTCGGATCGGCTGATGTGTGCGCCGGATGTCCGGACGCTGGTATCGATGCTCCGCAGCCAGGGGCGCGTCACCCGCACCGCCGCGTCGGTATCGACGCCCAGGCGGCCATGAATGACGAGCCACAGGTCGGCGCTCCGGTTCAGGCGGTTGTTCACGCGAAGTGCGAGATCGGATCGACGTTCGAGCCGATGGGCGACCCGCATTGCGCTGTCGGCCCGGACCATCACCGTGCGCCTGGCCGGTGCCCCGGAAAACAGCTCGAAGAGCGCTCCGGGTTGCGCTGCGCCGATGGCGAGCAGTTCCGGCCGCCGGATGCCTCGGCGGGTGGTAATGGATGCCAGTTGTCCCTTATGCACGGCCACGGCGAATCCTCCCGCTGAGCTTGAGCGCCTGGCCACGGTTCATGGACAAGAGGGTTTCCGGGCGACGCTGGCCGGTTATCGTGGTGACGGTTTTGAGCTTTCCGCTATGCGTTGCCATGGCATTACTCCTTCACCGCGCACCAGCCGCCGGTGGTCAGGTTGAACACGCGGTAGCTGTCTGTTCCGATTTGAATGGTGTCTTCCGAGGCGACATTGCCGCCGCCCACGGCGAAGATCTCAATGAGTTCGCCGCGCAGTTCCTGGTAGGCGGCGGAGCCGGACATCGAGGCGAGCCAGGGAAAGAGGATGGTGGTGCCATAGCGCATCTCCGGATCGGTTTCGCCCTGGAGCCCGCCGTTAGCCGCGCCGCAGCGGCCCTGCTGTCCGGACGCCGATGTCCATCCGTCGAATTTGTTCACGGCGTAAAAGGTGTCCGGCGCGTTGTAGTAGCTGTTGACGACCGGCTGCGGGTCCTCGCCGATCTTGGCCCCCGAGGCGTAATCCCGAACGAGGGTTTCGACGGTGATGGTGTTTGGCGTGACGGCGGTGTCGATGGCGCTCACTCGTACGCGTTCGATGCCCGCGTCGTCCTTGATCACATAGTCTTGTCCGGGTGTGACTACGGTGGCGTCGTTGACCTGAAGCACCACACCGCTTCCTGCAGTGACCGCCGCCTGTGTGAGCGCGATGGCCCCGGACCAGAAGCGTTTCAGCAAGCCGCTGTAATGGCCGTAGTAGGTGGAGATGAGCTTGGTCACCACGAAGACGTGGTCGAGATCGGCGAACAGCCAGAAGATGAAGTCGGCGCTGTCCTCCACCCGCAGGTAGGTGTAACTGGTGTGCGACGCCTCGTTAACGCCGGTGTGGGTGGCCGCGTCCCAATACTGGAATGCCGCGACGTGAATCCGCCCGGAGGTGGTGCTGATACGGAACTGCAGATAGACGTCCTCGGCCCCGGATTCCCCGTGAGACTTGAAGACGAAATACGGCTGTGGGTCGGCCGACTGGTCGTCGTGCAGAGTCCATCCAGTGGTGGTCACGAGAAAGATCCGCAGTTGATTGAGCAGGTCGAGCCGACCGTGGGCGAGTCCTTGAATGCTGTGGTATGCCATGGCGGCCTCCTTAGAGAATTGGGTTTTCCGTGCCGGTCAGGCGCAGCTTGATGTCGAGTTTGTTTTGCACCGGCGTGCCCGGGAGCACGGTGCAACGCCGCCAGAAGGACAGCGTCTGCTGGAATGCCTTGTCGCCGAGATTGAGCGGTGCGCCCTGGGTGGCGGTGTCGAGTTCCGCCTGGGTCAGGGCCAGTCGGTACCAGACCGATTCGTCGGTGCCGGTTTCGTCGATGGGATCGAGCACCAGTCCGGTGTAGTCGTAGCCTGAATAGACGGTCGTCCCAGCGTCGTGCGCGGCCGGAGCGGTGTTGGCCACGCCCCGCTGCACGGTGAGATTGGCGGCGCCGCCGCCGCTTTCGACGAGCATCTGCTCGCCGTCGATAATGATGAGTTCGCCGTTGGCAAAGCGCGGTTCGGCCAGGGCGATGGCGGTCTGCGCCGCGTCGATGACCGAAGCGAGGCTCGTCTGCTCGTTGGCGACGTAGATTTGCCGATCCTTGATGTCGCCGTCGGTGCCGTTGTAGCTCTCGGCCTCGGGGCGGCTGAAATCCCCCTCGGAAATCTGCTGGGTCAGCGCTTCGTCAAGATAGAGATGTATCGCCATGGGTTCTCCTTCAGGTGGGCCACTGGGTGGCGCGATAGTTGTTGGTGGCGGCCGCGAACCCGGCCTGCGTCGGTGCGTGCAGATCCTGCTGACGGAACAGCCAACGGTAGGACGGCCGCGACCAGCGGAATCCGGCCTGGTTGAGGCGCATGCGACTGACGCGCATGGGGCGGGTCCGATCCACGGAGAGACGCAGGCCGGTGGTGTTGAGCGGACTCGCGCCCAGCTTCATGGTCTCCACCCGATGGCGCTGGAGAGAGCCCGTGTCCACGTAGACTTCAAGCGAGGCCCGTTCGCCGGTCAGATTCGCATTGCTCAGATACCGGGTGTTCAGGGTGTTCGCGTTGAGCCGGAACACAGGCCCTCTCCGCCGCCATCGGTCGATCCGGTCGACAGCCAGGGTGACGTCCGCGTCGCAGCCAGCGGTGGAGGCGAGCAGCAGATTGCTGATGCCGCCCTGGTTGGCGGTGAGATCGAGACCTTCGTTGAGCCTGGCGCGGCCAAGCTGGAAACAGAGGCGGTGCCGGGATTCCAAGGGCAGGCGCAGGTCGTACTTGGCCTCCGCCCGTTCAACCGGTTCCGCCTGCGTGTCGAAGAAGAAATCCTTCTGCCGAAAGCAGTAGCGCAACTCGGTCTCACCATGGGTCAGCGGCTTGCGGTTGAGATGGTTCTCGCCCAGCCCGAAGCCGCTTTCCAGCACATCCCCTTCGAAATCGCGGCCGGTGTAGATGGGCGTGCAGAAGGAAATCCGATCCTCGCCGACGCGGGTGTACGGAAGCCGCCAGTCGTTGAGGGCCTTGTGGTTCAGGCGCATCCGGTTCTGGCGGCCGTGAAAACGGGAGACTTTAACGGCGGCCCGGTCGATTTCCGGGATCATCTCCGTGGTACTGGTGAGCTGCAGCAGCTCCCAGACTCTCTGCTTGTTGGTCAGGTGGCGGCAGGAACCGAGCGAGGAACGTCCGAGGACGAAGGTTTCGTCGAGAAACGCCAATACGATCCGGCGCACGGCGTTGGCGTGCCCGAAGTCGAGCATCGCGCCGCCTTCGATCCATTCGAGCAGGAGCTGGAGCCAGAAACAGCGAGTGCCCGCAGGATGGTGAAACACCAGGGCGTCGCGCAGCCCCTCGGTCTGGTTGAGACACAGCACGCGAAACACGCCGAGGCTGAACACCAGCCCGGGCAGCTTGGCGTTGCTGAGTCGGGAGCGGGCATTGAGGCGCAGAGCCGAGCGGAAGGTCTCCTGCAGTTCCCCCTGCCAGCCGAGCGTGTTGAAGTCGCGTTCGATGGCCGGAATGGTGCTCTTGCGGCGATAGATTTCGACCGCCTCCCGCACACGGCGGCGCTGGCAGTCTGGCGAACAGGTGCCGTCCACTTCGAGGCCGACGAGCCTTGCCAGCAGCGGCAGAAAGCGCTCGTCGCAATGATCCACATCGAAGATGGTCGGGAAGTCGTCGATGGCCTGCTTGAGCTCGTCCAGCGTTCCGGCGGGAAGGCTCAGAAATGTGCGCAGGTCACCGGCCTCGTCGTTGTGCTCGTAAAGCGGCGGCAGCAGGCCGAGTAGATTGTCCTTGAACCAATCCGACATCAACCGGCCCTCCGCAGATCGAGGTTGACGGTGCCGAGAGCCGGGATTTCACCGTGGCGCAACTCGATGTCCTGCTGGGGTGCGTAGAGGTGCATGTGGCTGACCCCGCGCACGCCGTCGATCAGGGCCACAAGGTCGGAGAAGTGAATGGTCTGGCCGAAGGAGACTTGGTCGAAGGAAAAGAAATCGGAGAGCGCGGCTTCGATGCGGCTGCGCACGTTTTCCAGCGGTTCACCGGGCCAGATGTAGACCTCGGCGTCGATAGAAACGGGGCGGTAGATCGGATCGAACAGGTTGATCTCGACTGTGATGACCTTGCGGCGTTCGAGAAACTCCGCGAGGTCCTGCTTGAGCAGCGCCGAGGGCATGCCGCCGCCATTGGGGGCGATGGCCAGTTGGACGTTGTAATAGCGGATGTTCTGGCAGGCATTGGTGTCGAGCACCTTGGCCTTGGCGACGCCGGGGAAACCTTCGGCGAGCGCCTGGTAATCCTCCAGGGTGACGGCCTTCCAGAGACTGCGCAGCTCGGCCGGTGCCTGTCGCCGGGCGTGTTCGAGGGCTTCCCGCGACGCTCCTCCGGTGGCGGGCACCGGGTTGGTGACGGTCAGGGAAACCTGGCCGCCGTCGAGGTAGACCGGGCTCAGCAGTTGGGTGATCCGGTTCGGACCGAGATTGCCCTGGTCTCCGATGGTCTGCAGATAGCTGACGGTGATGGCGCTTCCCTGGGCCGGTACAGCGCCGCTTTGCCCGTCGCCGAAAATCAGCGTGGAGATGTCGAGGGCGTCTAGATCGGCCATGAAATGGCGGCTGTCGGCCAGGCTGTCCTGGAAGTGATCGACCTCGCTCCAGGCGTCGTCCCCCACCGTAACGGTAATGGTGCCCTGAGCGATGACGTCGCCGGTCAGGCGGATGCGCTGGAATGGCAGACCCGTCGATGTGAAGGTCTCGGTGCGGCGCACGCCTTGCCGGGCCGGGATCTCCACAGAGAGCACGCCTCGCGGGATGAGAGCGTCCTCGACCGTCTCGAAATCCGCCTCGCCGTCACTCAGCAAGGCGCGGCAGGCCGTCCCCACCGGAATGGTCAGATCCTTGCCGAGCGGTGCGGAGAGCCGGAAGCGCAGCGTGGTGGTGGAGGCCACCGGCGAATCCAGCCGGTAGCCGATGAGCTTGCAGAGGTTGATGACGTTCTGGCGCTGGCGGGCCGTGGGCAAAAAGGCCTCGGCCGCCTGGGCGTCCAGGTAGTAGGCCAGCATGTCGCCCACGCCGCAAAACAGATCGAGCAGGACGACGCCGAGATCGGAGTGGTTGAAATCGGTCCAGCGGTCAGTGAGCTGCGGGATCTTCGCCAACAGCTCCTGACGGATCGATTCGTAATCCTTGTTGATGTATCCGATGCTTGCGCGGCCCATGGTCTCTCCGGTTTTCGGCGGTTACGCAAGAGCGCCTGATGCTCTCGCCACGCCGGTTACTTACCGGAAGGGACCTGGATGTGTCGGAGGCGGGATGGTTCAGCGGGCGGGGTTGGCTGGCGCTTCCCGGTAGAAGGGATAAACCAGATTCCCTTCCACCTGGCTCTGGATCACGCGATAGGCGATATGCACCGGCAGGAGGTTTCTGTCCGTATTTGCCGGAAGGTCATCGAATCGCACATCCGTGATGATCACCCGCTTTTCCCAGCGCTTGATGGCGTCGATCACGTAATGGCGCAGCAGGCCCTTGAGCACCTCGTCGTTCTGTTCGAATACCAGATCCTTGAGCCGGGAGCCGAACTCCGGATTCATGAACCGTTCGCCGATCCGGGTGCCGAGGATCTGCAGGATGCTTTCGCGGATATGCTCGTGTTCCCGCGAGGTCGAGGCGGAAATCTGGGTGCCGCCGGAAACGGACTGAAATCGAAAAGGATGGCGCAACCCCGCGCCGAGAAAATCAAAATTCATCAGTCGCGCTCCTCACAATTCAGTTGGCATTGACTGGAACAGTCGGGGAATGCCTCATCCCCTTCCGATGCCTCGCTGAAGAAACGCGCCACCAACTCCAAGCCGCTCTTCAGGGTCAGGTGGATGGTCCCATCGGCCTCGATCAGTCCAGCATGGCCTGATTCCTCACAATGGAAGCCCTTGGCACCTCCGGAGATCAGATGAACGGTGATGCTTTCTCCAATTCCCTCGATTCTGCCTATACCGAGAATATCGATGGGTCCGGTCGGATTGATAAGCGTGACGAACCTCCTTCTATGGTCGATATCCAGGCGGATGCCTTCGGCAAAGCTGACCGAGAACCGCCACGACCCCAACGCAATCGGCTCCACATCCAAAGGCAGTCCACTGAGTCCGGCGTCTTCATGAGTTGTGCGCAAATAGGTTTGATCCAGGGTGTAAAGGCGTCCCGGGGCGACCTCGATGGCCGTGCCGGGTCCGGGGGTGACGATCTGGTGCTGCCCGGCGTCGATGACACTGATTCGCTGGTCGTCCGTCGTCCGCAGGATCATGCCGTCGGGCAAGGTGAAGAGCCGGTTGCCGTCCGGCAGATCGCGGGGTTCGGTGCCCACGGGCAGCTCGATAAAGGGATAGAAATCAGGCTCCGGCTCAATCTGTACCTGGTCCAAGTATTCCTGGGTCTTCGCCTGCTGGGCCTCCAGATAGGCCTGCGCCTGTTCGCGCATCGCCTCCGAGGCGGCGTGTGAATCCTCGAGGACCTTGCGCACTTTCTTCATCTCCTGGCGGATTTCATCAAGAAACGGCGTGCGGTCCTCGCCATCCTCGATGAGTCCCAACCCCTCGGCCAGCACGCGGGCAATGGCCATGAGTTCCCGGTGAGCTTCGGCTCGACTGGTATCGTCGAAGCGTGGCCCTTCGGTCTCGCCGTAACCGTCTCCGTATCCATATCCATCGCCGATCATCATATTTCTTACCAATATCCGTAGCCCGAGCCGTACTCCTGCTCTGCTAACTCGAATTGAACATAGCGTGCGCTTCGGCGACGCCAAGAATCGAACACGGTGATTACGGCTTTTCCTGTCTTGTACCCTGGGTACACATAGCCGGATGAATCAACCCAGACCACGTCTGAATCGGAACTTTCAAATTCCGGCGACTCGGAAAATGTGCCATGAATGGTCAACTGGACAGGCGGTCCCCAGGAATTACGTGTCATCTTGATGGTTCTTGGCGACACATCCCAATAGTCGATCTTGAGCTTGTTGCGGATGGACATGGTCAGTTGTCCTCCGTGTTCGGGCTACCGGTCACGATCACCGCTCCGCAGCCGGTGATGTCGCCGACGCGGGCGTTGGGAAGCCCTTCCGTGATGGTATCGAGGCTTCCGGTCACGATGGGCGTCACGCCATGCCCCGGGATGGGACAGATATGCAAATCACCCATACGGGCCACTGGCATGCCGTTGTCGAAAGTCCGGCTCGCCCCGGTGATGATGACTCCGCCATGACTGCTGATGTCGCCGAGTCTCGCTTGTGGTCTCATGGTTTTACCTTCAGCATCAGGTGAATCAGAAAGCCGACCAGACCACCGATGGTGCTGCCGATGGTCATGACCAGGCCGACAATCTTCCACATGGTCTCGGTCCCCATCTTGGAACCAACCCGAGCGTGTAGCCGGTCGATCTCCTCGGCGTGCCGGTGCAGATCGGCATAGATCGAACGGACCAGCACCTCGACGTTTTCCTTGTCCGATTTTTTCTCGATTTCTCGCTCGATCTTCTCGAGACGGTCCTGGATTTCCCGGCGGTGGCTTTCGAGGATGCTTCGAAACTCCTCACGCCAGTGGTCGAAGGTTCGGGCCAGCAGCTCCTCACTCGCGGACAATCCGGTTGCTTGCGGCTTATCCGGCATGGTCAGTCACCTTTTTGATGATATGGCGGCTTCTCACTTCGAGCTGGCACTCGTATTCACGGTCCAGCCCGCGTCGCTTCATGGCGGCGACGACCGCATCATAAGAGCATTGGATTTGCTCCAGCCGCCTTTGACACGAGAGCGATGCCCGATGGACCCGGTAGCGGTACAACGGTGTGCGCAGATGTTCTATCTCCGTCACCTCCGCAAGCCGCAGACACAGGTCGTAGTCCATGGCCAAGGGATATGACTCGTCGAACCCGCCGACCTGAAGGAATACCTTCATCCGGATCAGACGGAAATGGAAGGTCATGAAGTCGAGCAACATCCGGTCCTTGGAAAACGGAATCTGACAACGGCGTCCGAGTCCGCGTCGCTGGCCGTTGCCGTCGATCACCACATGATCTGTATAAACCATGCCGATCTCGGGGCGGCTCTCCAGAACGGCGGCCGTTTCTTCCAGGGCCGAGGGTTCGAGCAAATCGTCGCTGTCGAGAACCCCGATGTAGCGCCCCTGTGCCTCGGCGCAGGATCGGACCAGCGACTGGGCGTGGCCGATGCGTTCGCCACCGAAGATCCGGAAGCGGGAATCCATTTCCGCCATCTCCCGGGCGATTTCTACCGAGTTGTCGGTCGAGCCATCGTTCCAGAGAATGGCCTCCCAGTCGGTCATGGTCTGCAGTTGAAGGCTTCGCAGAGTCTCTTTCAGAAACCCGGCCCGGTTGTAATAGGTGGTGACGATAGTCACGAGTGGTTGCATGGTTTCTCCTTCAGGTGTTGATCAAGACGGTGTTCGTCGAGCGAATGATGATGTTTCCGGCCACCCCATCCATGAACACGAGGCTGCCGGACTTGTCGGTGGCGCTGATGCTCTCCTGGCCGGGCGCGGCGTTCATGCGCACCACCTGACCGGCCTTGTCGGTGAGCCGGATCTGTTCGGCGGCGGCGGTGGAATCGACGAGGATTTCCTGAGTGCCGTTGAGCCCCCAGATGTGAACCTTCTCCCGGCCCTTGGTGGTATCGATGAGGATCTTCTGCCAGCGGGAGCGGCCCTTGTCGCACGAGAGGATGTGGACCTTCTCTTTGTCCTGCCAGGCTTCGAGGATCACCTGCTGGCGGCAGAGGTCGGTGAGCTGGATGCGGGCGCGGGAGCCGACGATCTGCGAGGCGATGTCGAGCTGGTCGCCTTTCTCGGCGTCCTTCGTGCCTCGGCGCAGGGCGTTGCCGCTCTGCATTTCCGGCTTCACCTTCCCTTCCATGGTGAGGATCTGTCCGGCGCGGTCGATGATGCGCAGCAGCTCGTCGCCGTCGCGGTCATCGGCCAGGATGGTATGGCCGGTTTCGGTCTTGAGCAGGATCTTCAGGCGCGGACAGTAATACGGCGGATGGCCGTGGTACTTCTTGTGTTCGAGATCGTCATGCCTGTTGGCCTGATGCTCGACCTTGTCCTCGCAGTCATGGCAGAAGGCATTCGCGCAGGTGCGCTTCGATTCCTCGGGCTGCTCACCGGGATTGCTCTTGGCCAGCCAGACCCCGGTCCAGATCGGATACTGGACGACGCCTCCCTCGAACTCTGCCCAGACCGAGGCTCCTTCCTCGGGGACCAGGAACATGCCGGTGTCGTCGTTGCCGCCGTAGGGAAAACAGGGCGCGGCCCATTCGGACCAGTTCTCCCGCCCGCTGCCGAGCACGGCGGGGATTTCCAGGCGGACCCGGCCGAGGCGTTCGGGGTCGTTGTTGTCGCGCACGAAGGCCCGGTACTTGCCGTACCAGCGGTTGCGGTAGCGTTCCTCGGATTGACGGTCGCGGGTTTCAAGCATGCTCCGCCTCCCGCTTTCGACTGGCGTTCCAGGCCAGCCAGCCGCCCAGGCGAACCGCCCAATACATGATCTGGCGTTTCCACAGAGGCACGCCCAGGGCCGCCATCAGTTCGAGAAAGACGCGGTCGGCCGCAAGCCTCGAGACCTTGCCGGTATGGTAGAGGTAGTCGTGAACCACGGCCGCCGGGGAATATCTCCCCCAGGGCGGCACCACGCGCCAGAACAGGCGCGGCACCGAGGCGAAGTCGGTCTCGAACCCGGCGGGCACTTCGATGATCCGGCCAGCGCCGGTGCGGACACGGAACGGCTGGGTCAGCCTCGCGGTCATTCCATTGGGCAGGATCTCCACCCGAAGCGGTCCGGAGAGACCCAGTGCAGTGCCCGAAAACAGGGTCTTGGTTCCGGCGCTCATGACCGCCACCTCGCCTTGCCCGACTGGCGCACATCGAGATGGACCCAGGAGGCGTAAACGCCGATGCCGCCATCACGGAAGAGCGGAATCTCCTCGGCGATGACCGCCAGTTCCTTGGGTGAAACGCCTGCGGGACAGCTCACGTCGGCGGCCATGCCCAGCGTGTGGAAACTCTGCTCCGCGCCGCCCACCGCCTTGTTGTGGCGGTTGCAGCGAAAGCCGCTGGTGATGGACAACGGTTTGCCGATGCGGTCGCGCAGCGTCTGCAGGGCGTCGACCAGGTCGGGATGGACTGCAGCCGAATGGCCGCAGCAGTTCGTGCCTTTGCAGGCGAATTCCGAACGGTTGAAATTCTTGCTGAGATCACCCATTGCCGCCTCCTTGTGTGACCGCGCCGGAGTCCGCGTCGATGGTCACCATGGCTGGCGGCTCGTTTTGCGGCGTGGGCGGGGCCTCCTTGTCGTTGGGTTTGCCCTGGGACTCTGCGGACTTGTCACCCGCGCCCTTGCCGAGGGCGTTCTTCTTGAGTTTGAGTTCGCAGAGATAGCCAGCGCCACTGATGCTGTGGCGCACCGAGTGGCAGTAGTAGATGCCGGAAAACTTCCGCCCCACGCCCTTGATCTCGACGTTCTTCTTGGCGCGTAGCTGGGGAAGGCCGATGGTGGCCGCGTCCGCCTCGACCTGACGCAGCTCGGCCTCGCGGAACTTGCCCTCGGCGCTGTCCTGGGCGGGTTCCTGGCGCGGCTCTTCGTGAAAGCCTTCGGAACGGTCGAAGCTGGGCACGATCTGCCCCGTCTCCTGTTCCTTGAAGCTGCCTTCGCCGGTGTTGCCGTCGACCAGATAGGTCTGTTTACCCAGGGCTGTCCGCTCGGGGGTGGTGGCGTTGTTGGCCTTGTGCTCGACCACGTCCTTCTTGCGCGGGTCGACGCCGACCGTCTTGGTCTCGACACCTGCGCCCTTGGCTCCCTGGGATTGGGTGCTGGGGCGGAACGAGCGCAGCAGGCCCTTGGTGTCGGTGAAATATTCGAGGGTCAGAAGCGGCGTTTGGTCGAGCTCGCGGGGATGGAAATGGAGTTCGTCGTCCTGGATATAGAAGACATAGCCGCTCACGCCGTCGCCATCGCGGTCACGGGCCTTTTCCGCCAGCTCCTTGAGGAACTGGGCGTCCGAGATGTTGCTCTGGGTGACGCGGAGATGGGTCCCCTTGGTGGCCGTGACCACCGGGGTGAGGCCGTTGGCGGCGGCGACTTGTTCGGCGATTTCCGAATAGAGGATTCCGGGAGCGGGTTTCTGCCAGACTTTCTGGTTCTCCTTGCCCGCGAGTTTGAAGCCCTTGTCGTAGGCCTTGATGCGGATGGTCGGATCGCCGTTTTCCGGGAAGTCGTAATCGATGTCCTTGATGACCGCCTTCTTGCGCGGAGAGAGGTTCCCCACGTAGCCGAAGCGGGCCACGATCTCGTTGCCTTCCTGGAACAGCGGATCGTCGACGAACTGCAGGTTGCGGTCGGTCACCGACAGTTCGAGGACATCCAGCTCCTCCTCGTTGTCGGTGAAGACGAACGAAGTGATCTCCTGGGTGATGTCCTTCGAGAGGTCTTGCCCCTCGATCTGAATCAGAAATGTCGGCTTGAAGGTATCCAGATCCATGCGTTTCTCCAGCGGTTCGCAGTTCCCTGCTTACTTACCGGAAGGCATGGCGAGGTGTCGGGGGGGATCAAGCTTTAGGTTTGAAAATCTTTTGGCGTATGGAGGGTGTGTGGCAATTGAGAGTTATGTGCATAACGCTCAACATAACCGGCTGGGGAATGGCGCAGAGCGAAGCGGCGCGCCGTTTCCCAGTCCGAGTTCATGCTGTTGTTGGACGGCTGGTTCAGTTGAATGTTTTTGTAACCGTAAACCTTATAGCAGTGGAAGTTGCTTCGTGAACTATAAATTTTGCACTCTTGAATGAGTATTCCGATTCGGGCTTGTACTCTAGAGAAAATTCCTGAGTAAACGCCTGCCTAATTTTTCGATCATCAAATTCCTTGTATACGAATCGAATCTCCTGGCCGACCAGCCCCAAATATGTAATCGTTTGCCCGAATCCCACAAACTCGTTCGGGTTAATTTCACCGTCGAGACGCTGAAAGTTTGCCGACCTGTCTGACAGTAGAGCGTGCCCGGGGAGAAAGTAAGGCACCCAAAATGCTGTAGCTTTGCCCGGATTGTTTCGAGGTACCGCCAACCCGCCAATTCCAGTTAGCTTTTGATCGCCTCGTTTGATTTGTATGGATTGTTTGGACTTGTAGTACTTCGTGCCTTGGAAATCTTGCCATTCAAGGACCGATTCTCCTGCAGGAACAGTAACCTCAAAGTGGTACGATTTCGCTTGAACGGCACCCATAAGTCTTTTTGATCCATCGACAACGAATGTTACTGGTTCGGAAATGCGAATCTCCGGAACAGATGCAAGATTCCAAGATGTGAACATGAACTCGCCAACGGTTGTCTCACCTGAAAACGTTGGCTTTTCTAGCAAAACTGGAGGTGCGTCTTGTAGGCGCCGCGTTTCAGCTGTCCACTTTGTTGCGCAACCGGCAAGAATTAAGGCCATAGCGATGATTATGGCTCTCTGTAGGTTCATTACTTTCTCCTTGATGATAAAGCAGACCAACGTTTAGCTCACCGGAAAAATGCGAGCGCAGCGAGTATTTTGTCCGGTGTAGCTATTTGTTATGTTCTGTCTTTTTTCCAGCTCTAGTTTTAATTGCTATTTGCCTGTCTCTCCAATCAGAAACAAGCAGAGATAATTCTTGTCCGGTAGATGCTGTTTGTTGTGCCCCTTGAATAAACTCCTTGGTGGTGACGATTTCCATTTTCTTATTCGGAAATTTGACTAATCCATGAATGTATTTATTTCTATCTTTCCTCCAGTTGTCGACTCGACTTATCAGATTGTCGCAACGCTCCCAAATGCTGCCAGGATTATTAACAGCAACTTTCCACAAAATGATAAGCTGGTAAAAGCTCAGATTATCCACAGTCGATTTATCAAGGGCATTGATGCTTTTTAGAAAGCTGCATACCCTGTCGTTTAGTATGCTTTCGCATATTGCGATTGCCTCGAAGTAATAACCAGACGAAATAGCACTTTCAATTCTATTCCTTGCCTCTTTGTAACGTTCTTCTTTTAACTTTTCATGACCATTACGAGATTTCATGAAAGACTGACCAAACTACTTGCAGCCCAAGCCAACAATTTGACTTATACTTTTTAATGAGCTTGCAAATGTTGGAGCAACCGCGTAACAATCTGTTCCATCTTTATGATGAAATTTAAGCATGATCAGACCATTCCGACTAAATGTATATGTTCTTTCTGCATCTGATATTTTTCCTTCCTCCACTTCTTTTATCATCGACTCCGTATAATCCTTATTCCAAATGAGAGCATCTTCTATGGATGTGTAACCTTCTTTCTTCATCTGCGTGGCTAATTTCGCCACATCAGTGTCAGCACTATGAGCTGCAACACTGGCAGCCAGCAACGCAGTGGTAATTAATAAGTGTTTCATTTTACATTCTCCTTTTCGTTGACAAAGACATTATGCCTGTAATTTAGGAACATAACGTCCGCGATCACCGATGCCTGCCTGTGGTGCGACTCGTGCCGGGAGCGTAGCGACCAAGCACGAGGCGTGACACGGGGAGGTATTCGGTGGATCGCATTGTTAGCCGTTTTCTTCGTCGAAATAGTCGTTGTCGAGCTTCTTAACCTCATAGGAGGCAACAGTCGATACGCCTATGCCGAAATCTATCATCAGGTTCCATAGTGTGTCGCCATCGATAAGGACGATCTTGCTGTCGATCCTAGAGGCATAGTCTTCGGCTTCCTTAGAATAATCTGATGTAGTAATGAAAATTCCCTTCTTTGCGCGGAAACCTTGCAATGCACCTGCAAACTTCTGAATCTCGGGCCGTCCAACTGTCGCCTCCCACTTCTTCGCCTGAATATAAATCACGTCCAATCCAAGTCGATCCTCTTTGATAATTCCGTCAATTCCCTCGTCTCCACTTCTGCCGATGGCTTTGCCAGCGTCCTTTCGAGTGCCGCCGTAGCCCATCCGCACTAGCAGCTCTACAACAAGGCGTTCGAAAAAAGACGGCGAAGCCGCCTTCATCTTGGCGAGAATCTCCTCGCCAAGACTTTCCCGCAGGGCCAGTGAAGCGGACTCAATCTGTTCCTCTGGGGTTTGGTCGGCTTCCGCGGAGTCGTCTTGAATCTCCTTCTTTCCGTTTTTCCCCTTCTTGGAATCTCTTGCTTCCAAGTAGCCAGGCTGCTGCCGGAGAATCCGCAAATCTACGCGGTCAGGGTGCTCCCTCAGAATCTGTTGTCCTCGCTCGGTGATCCGGAAAACACCTCTCGAAGGGGCTTCAATCAACCCCGCCATACGTAAGTGTGTCTTGGCCCATGCTACGCGGTTCGTGAAAACTTCCTGGCGGCCGCTGGGGAGCAGTTCCTTCCGTTCTTCATTCGAAAGACTGAATTCGTTTGCGAGATGGTCTAAGCCATCACGTATGGAATGCGCATTTCCGTCCGCTGCCAATTGGAGCAGAGGTCGCATCAAAGACTGAAAATCGGGGATGGGCATATATTTTTGGTTAACAAATTATTAATTCGTTTCTTTATATCTCGTCTTAGGTGGTGCCGATCATGAGTGCCCGATCAGACAACTCCACTCAAAAAATGCTAGATTACACTTAACAATTGGCAATTTCAAGAAAATACTTGAAATTTTTCCTTATGGATATCATATTATTTTCATAATAAATGTGAAGAGGATATCCCATATGATCACGTTGCCGAAGGCGCTTTTGGACAAATATGACGATTGGCTGGAACGGGAGGCGGTTGATGCCAACCGTCATGGCGAGCACCGGAAATGGCTACGCTATTATCTGGATTTCTGCCACAAATACGGGAATGGATACCTTGACGAACTGAGCCTTGGTCTATTCGCCGAAAAGCTGCAAGACAAAGGTCAGCACCCTTTCCAGATCGAGGAAGCGTCACGTGCCGTTCGTTTGTATTACCGAATGGCCGGGGAAACGAAAGATGCCCTGCCGACACCTGCCTGCGAACCTGAAAGAATCTCAAAACTGCCTCCGGCCACCATGAAATCTGAAGGTGCGTCCTGGGTGGGTGAACTGACAAGGCTCAGGGAAGAAATCCGGATTCGTCATTATTCTGCCAAAACGCTATCGAGTTATTATGGCTGGGCCAGAAAGTTCCAGGCTTTTGTCCGGAGCAAGTCCCCCACATTGCTTGATACCGACGATGTCAAACGGTATTTGACGTGGCTGGCGGTGGAAAGGGATGTTGCGGCCTCAACACAGAATCAGTCATTCAATGCGCTGTTGTTTTTTTATCGACACGTTCTGGGCAAAGAATTCGGAAAAGTTGATGGCGTTGTACGCGCCAAGCGGCGTAAATACGTGCCGGTGGTCCTGTCCCGGGAGGAGATCGACATAGTTCTAAGTAAACTTGAGCCTCCTTTTGACCTTGTTGTAAAACTGCTTTATGGCTGTGGGCTCCGGATATCGGAGTGTCTGGATCTTCGAGTGAACGCATTCAACCTTGAGATGGGTGTGCTGACAATTCATGACGGCAAAGGCGGAAAGGACAGAACGGTGCCTTTGCCCGAAACCTTGGTTCCGGCTATTCGTTCTCAACTGGAGGTGGTTCGCTCCATTCTTGATCAGGATTTGTCTACGGAAAGCTTCGCCGGGACGTTTCTGCCACACGCACTGGAACGCAAATATCCAAAAGCTCCGACAGAATTTATCTGGCAGTGGTTTTTCCCGGCCATATTGCTGACAAAAGTTTCAGGCGCAAATGAGTTCAGACGCTATCATTTGCATGTGTCGCATGTGAACAAGGCCATCAAAGCGGCATCCGATTCCACAACGCTGACAAAGCGCGTGACGGCGCACACTTTCCGCCACAGCTTCGCCAGTCATCTTCTTCAGGCAAATTACGATATCCGGACGATACAGGAATTACTGGGGCATAGTGATGTGCAGACAACAATGATCTATACGCATACGGTCAAAAGTTCGACAAAGAAAGAGCCTCGCAGTCCGTTGGATTTTTGAACGCTTCAGTCGAGCAGGCGCATTTGGACGTGTTCGCGAGAGGGAATGCGCAGGGCCAGGCCGGGCTCGAGCGCCAACGGGAAAAAGAGGTCGTTGTAGTCGCAGATGATCCACCAGAGCCTGGCGTCACCCAGATAGCGGTGCGCGAGCAGATCCAGGCGGTCGCCCTCGACCACGGTGTGTAGGCGGTCGTCGTGTCTGGGGGTGGTGTCGATGCGCTGGCGCATGCCGAGGGAGGTACCGTCACTGTCCCGGTAGAGAAGGCAGCGGGCGTATCGGGAATTGCGGCCGATCATGAGCGCACCTCCGACCAGTTGATGGAACGGTCCACATATTCCTCGAGGACGATGTCCACCTCGGCGCGTTGCGGCAGCAGGTTGTCCCGGTCGAACAGGCCGAAGAAACGCGCCTTCACCTGCCGGACGATGCAGGTCACGCCTGGGTAGAGATCGCCGAAAATGAGCAGTACGCGGTGCGGCGCGTTCTTGAGCATGGTTCCGGCGTGTTCCGGATATTGCAGCGAGCGGAGCCAGTCGACCTTCTGTTTGACCGGCCCCTTGAACAGCTCAACCTTGAAGGCGATCCGGCGTGGTTCCCCGGCGACGTACTGGTAGCGCGGGTGGCTCATGCCGGGGATCTTGATCGTCGCGTAGTCGGTCGACTTCTCGTCGCTGATGGAGTTGGGGTTGTACTGGAATTCAAGCCGCTCCCCCGTGTCGGCGTCCACCAGATATCCCTTGATGGGCTGTTGATCCCAGGCCATTGCTTACACCTCGGCGATCTCGAGGATCGGCTTGCCCAGTTGTCCGGCCCGGTCGAGTTCCCGCCGCATACCGCTGGAAATACCGTTACCGGTGAACGCCCACACCTCGTCGCAACATTCCATGTAGGCCAGACCGCAGGCTATGCCCGTCTCCCGCTGCTCGTGAACGCTGTCATCGGTAAAGGTTGGATACAGCAGGTGCGGCGCGAACGGCGCGTGACCGTTTCTCATGACCCGACGGCAAAGCGCCTCGGCGACCTTCACGTTTCGGGCTATGTCACCCGCGAACGGGCTGCAGACAAAGATGCGTTTCATCGGTCCTCTCAAAGTGTTTCGTAGTTTCTGATCTTCCGCTCGCGAAGGTCCTTGTAGACGGCCTCGGCCACCTTCCGGCCATCGATGTTGGTGGTCACGCTCAGTTCCACCGGGCGGTCGGCCAGGCCATCGAGGCGCGAGAGCAGCGATTCCAGCAGTTCGCGCAGCCCCGGACCGGCTTCCTCTGCCCGCAGGGGTGTCGCTGGAGCGGTGCGGGCCGGAGCAATCAACCGTTCGGAGGGCACCGTCTCGGTCAGTCCGGATTGCAGGGGCTTCGCTATCGGGGTCGGCGCGGCCGTCTTGGGCCGCTCGATCCCGCCCGGTGCCAGTGAGGCGTCTCCTCTTACTGGTGCCGGTTCCACCGCCAACGGCTGGGTATAGGTCTTACTTACCGGCTCGATGGCCGCCGCGACGGTCTGCACGGTGCCGTTCATCGGTTGCGGAGGCGGTGCGGCCGTGGCCATGACCGGCTGGAGCATCAGCATGGCGCTCAGGGCCTTGGGCACCAGGCGCTCGTCCAGACGCGGCACGAGACTGAGCACGCTTTCGATGATGCGTTGCCCAATCGATTCGGCGGGCGGCGCAGCTCCGAGCGGTTGCTTCTGCTCGGCCACCTGCGGAATCGGGGTCTGGACTCCCAGCATGGCGCGAGCGGAAGAGAGCAAACCGTTGGCGATCCCGGCGCTGCGATCCTTGAGTGCCTGGATGCCCGTGCTCGCGCCGCTGGAAAGCCTTTGCCAGAGGGATTGCCCCTCTGTACCGGCACTGGCAAAGATTCGGCCCACAGCCCCGGGGACGGCAGACAGCGTGGCAACGATCCGGTCGCGGACATTGACGGCTCCCGTGGCCAGCGCGTCCCAGGCATTGACTCGGGGCGGCTTGATCGCCAGCTCGGGCGTGTCGCCAAACAGGGATTGTTTGAGACCGCCGAAAATGGCACCGGCCTTGGCCGCGACGGTTTGTGCGCCGGAGGTCAGACCATCCCAGAGTTTTCCGGCCATCCGGAAGGGAGCCGAGGCGGCGTCCATGAGGTTTCCGCCTGCCGTTTTGATCTGCTGCCAGGCTCCCGCAGCGGCCGAGAGAATCCCGCGAGCGGCGAAACCGAACACTTTCGCAGGCAGCGACTGGGTAAGGCTCATGCCATCGGCGAGGGTCTTGAGCAGCGCGGAGCCGGAGGCGGTCAGGCTGGCGAGCGGTCCCTCACGGGCATCGGAGAACGGCAGTAGATTGCGCAGCTTGCCCAGAGCGTTTTTGAGCATGGTGAAGGGATAGGTCACCGCCGACCAGATCCCTTCGCCCAAGGTGACGAGCAGCTTCTTGCCCGCCTCGAAGAAGGTGGTGTCCCCGGCAAAGAAGGAGCGCACGGTGGCAAACAGATCCCGCAGGGTGCTGATGATCGGCAGATTCAGAATCGCCTGGCCGATCTGTCCGGCGGCGTCGGCCACCAGGCGTCCGATGGAGGTGAAGATGCCGGAAATGAAATTCCAGACCCCGACCACCACATCCCGAGCCCAGCGGAACGGGGTGGCAAGAAAATCGTAGACCGCGCCGCCAATGGCCTTGAGACCGTCCAGCAGGGAGATGTCGCCGGTCAGCACCTGCCAGACCGCATAGACGATCTTCCCGGCGGCCACGAATGCCTCGCCGATCATGCGCACGGGCAGCAGGAACTTGTAGATGAACTTGGTCGCTCCGATCAGGGACCTGACGATGATCTTGCCGACCCAGACCACGCTGCTCACCACCACCGCCAGGGCTCGGACGATGAGCGACAGGTTCCAGGCCACGATCTTCAGCGCGAATGACAGCCCCTGCAGAAGCACACCGGCGACGGTGCCGATAACCGTGCCGAAGTTACGCCAGGACGACCCGTCGGTGGCGCTGGCGGCCACGCCGAAGATTTCCACCACTGAAAAGACCGCGCTGGCCAATGCCGCGTAAGCGCTCATCAGGGTGCGGACGGTCGGTTCGAGGATGGCGCGGATGCGGCCAAAGGCATGGGAGAACGCGCCCCACAATCCGGCCAGGGCCTCGCGAACGCGGTAATAGGCCTTGAAGACGGTGACCACGAAGCCCAGCAGTCCGGCGGATTCGAGCTTCTGGGCCAATTCGGCCGACATCTGCCCGACGCCGCCGCTGAGCGAACCCACCAGCTCTCTAATCCCCTGAAACACCAGCGAGACCTTGTTCCAGGCCCCGGTGATGACGTCCTGGATGCCGCCGAAGTTGGTTTCCCAAGCGCGTTTGAGCAGATACACCGAGAGGATCACGCCCGCGATGATCGCGGTGACGGGCAGAAAATAGGTCGCGACCGCCGAACCCACCCCGGCCAGCGCGGCACTGATGGCCACAAACCCGGCCTTGATGGCGGGCAGCATAAGTCCCACCATGCCTACGGCGGCGGTGACGGCTCCGGCCACGACCAAAATGGTGCCGAGAGCAATGGACAGTCCCAGGACCACCCGGGTCACGCCCGGCATCGATTTGGCCATGCGTTGCAGGAACAGAATGAAGCGGGATACGCCGTTGATCACCGGCGTGACCACCGGCAGCAGAGTGCGGCCCAGGATTTCGCTGAGGTTGGCCATCTGCTGGCGCAGAAGCAGGAACCGGGCTCCGATGTCCTGGTTCATGGCGTCGGCCATCTGTTCGGTGACCACCGTGCCGGTCTTCATGGCCCGGCCTACCGACTGGATATTGCCTTCGAGGCTCTCCATGCCCGCCGACATCTGCAGCAGGAACTTGACCGCCTCGTCGGAGCCGAAGGCCTTCTTCAGCTTCACTTGGGCTGCGGCGTTGGAGAGGTCGGGGAACTGGCGCTTGATCTCCTGCAGGATGGGAACCACGCCCTTGAGGCGGCCACTGGTGTCGGTGAAGGACAGCCCCAGCTCGTCCCCGGCCTCGGCCGCCTTCATGATGAACGCCTTGTACAGCGTGCCCGCCTCGGAGCCGGGCATGGTGGTCTGAAGCTGGCCAAGCACGGCGAGTTGCTCGTTCAGCGGAATATTGCTCGCGGCCGCCACCGCGCCGATGTTCTTGATGGCATCGGCCATCTGGGTGCCGTTGGTCTTGAACGAGGCCACGGTCTGCGCCATGGCTCCTGAAAAGGCGGTCGCCCATTCCATGTCGTTCATGTCGGCCATGATGGGCTTGAAGATCCCGTAGGCCGTGGTGAAGGTGCCGACCATCTCCTGGGTGGTGGCCTTGGTCGCCTTGGCGGTCATGGCGGCCATGGAGGTGAAGACGCCCACCGCCTCGTCGCTGAGGTTGGACAGGGCCGATTTCACGTCGTAGGTAGCGGTGATGAAGGCGGCCTTGTCGGCACCGGACCATTGGTTGGTGAAGGATTCGGCGGCGTCCTCGATGGCCCGGAGGTCCTGCACGCCCAAGGACGCCAGCTCTCCCAGGGCCTTCTGGGTCGCGGCGGTAGAGGCGACCAGGGCGGCGGGCATGGCCATCAGGGCCAGTCCCGCCCCCAGCATCATGGTGCCTTGCTGGATGCGGTCCAGGTTGCGGGTCATCCGCTCGCTGGCATCCGCCACGGTGGAATCGAGGTCCATCATGGAGCCACGGATGCGCTGCGCGTTCTGCGAGAACGCATCCTTCATCGATACCACTATGCCCAGTCCGAGATCGCCGTTCATCTATCGCCGTTCCGTTTGCTCACGTTCAAAATCAAGCTGCCGCTCGAGGG